CGCAACATTGATTCATTTAACGCAACACTGATTATGGCTAAAAAAGAAGTAGAAGAAAGAGAATTGAGCAAAGGTGAAACTGCCACAGCAATAATAATTATGTTATTGGCCCTTTGGATACTTGGAAATGCTACGGAAGTATGCAGGGTAGTTATAGCATTAACGATGATGATAGGGGATTTGGTTCTGATATATCAAGCGAAATACTCTGTAAAGAAAGGAGGATAATATGGTAGATCAACAGTATTTAATAAAAAACCTCTTGGCGGGGGTAGCCGAACTTGGTGCTGCTAATATGCTAGAGTTGTTGCACCCTAAAATGGATTTGATAACTCAACGTGAAGCCTATAAGTTCTTCGAGGAACGAGATACCCGTTATGGAGAGAGCTTTACCCACGGTGAAGCATGGGTTAAAAAGATGGTGAAAGAAAAAAGACTTCATCCTCAACGCAAGGGAAAATCGGATAATTCACCGCTTATGTATTCCAAGAAGGAGATGATCGCAGTTTACAATGCTGAATATGCAGCTATACATGGGATTTTTGACGGTACACAATTATGAAAGAAATACTATTAACACAGGAAGATGCTGAAAGACTTATAGATGTGCTTTTGACCTTAGAGTCCATGGGAGGTACAGGTGATGGTGATTTTGATGAAGACTGTAAGGATGCTGGAGAACTTTCGGATAAAATAAAAAGTCAAATTAACCAATAATGAAAATTAGTAAAATGGAAACAAAAGAAATTTTGATACAGTGTACTGTAGAAGGTAATGTCGTAAAATTGCCTAGTGTTCAATTAGAGCGTAAGGAATACCTTGAAGTGAAAAAACACCTTGAATTAATCGGTGGTAAATGGAAGGGAGGTAAAGTTCAAGGTTTTGTTTTTGAAACTAATCCTACTGATTTGTTAGCACAAATATCTAATGGTGAAAAACGTAACTTGAAAAAAGAATTTCAATTCTTTGAAACTCCGGATAGTTTGGCAGATCAACTTGTTAAGTTTGCGGAAATAGAACCTAATGATTCAGTTCTGGAACCAAGTGCCGGACGTGGAGCCATCGTAAAGGCTATTCATAGAAGATTTCCGGATATGTGTGTATTCGGATATGAATTAATGGAATTAAACCAATCATTCCTTGGTAAAATACCTCAATTTAAACTTTTGGGGTCTGACTTTCTTGCAGAATGTAAAACCTCATTTGACATAATAGTGGCTAATCCACCGTTTTCGAACAATCAAGACATAGATCATATACGGATGATGTTTGACTGTTTAAAGCCTGGTGGTCGGCTTGTTTCTATTGCATCAACGCATTGGCAATTTGCAGAAGGTAGAAAGGAAAAAGCTTTTAGAGAATGGATAGATGAAGTTGAAGCAGATGTACATAATGTAGATCGGGGAGAATTTAAAGAATCCGGTACTATGGTAGGAACGTGTATTGTGGTTATACAAAATTAAAAAAGAGGGAGTATATATGAAACATATTGAACAGAAGATGCAGTATAACGACTATCGTGAAAAGATGCACGGAAAGAAATACTAATTGAATGTGCATGAGGAATGTGGGGGTGCCTGCCCTGCCTTAATAGATCGGCTTCAACCGGCGTCATGCACATTTTTAATACATAAATACTATGATAAGAACAAAAGTTAGACTTTATCTAAAGGATGAAGGTGGCAATAAAGATACTTTAGTGATTTGGGCTAATCTTCCGGAAGAAGAAGCTCATACACATTATATTGGAAAATGGCTTGCAGTAAGTACAGAGCCAGTGAAACTAATGAAGTGTCACAAGATAAAAACTTTAAGTAAACAAGAGGCAAAGAAAAAAGATCGTGTTTTTTCAGCCATTTAATAATAACTTTAAAAAGTAAGATTATGAGTACAGAAGAATTTTCAAAAAAGCGTCCCTATAATTTGAGGGAAAAGAAAGTGAAGAATGTGGCCTATCGTACATTGATACGTCCGGCATTGGCAGATGAGTTGTACAACAAGATTCTGAATATCATCGTTGGACAGAAGAAGTACAAGGATGCTGACTATTCGGCGAAAGACTTGGCGAAAGAGCTTAAAACGAATACTCGTTACCTTTCCGCAGTAGTGAACTCTCGTTTTGGTATGAATTACTGTTGCCTGGTTAATGAATACAGGATTAAAGATGCTTTGCATTTATTGACGGATAAGCGTTATGCAGACAAAAACGTGGAAGAGATTAGCGACATGGTCGGTTTTTCAAATCGTCAATCCTTTTATGCGGCTTTTTTCAAGAACGTAGGCATCACGCCTAGGAAGTATCGTATGACACATCGATAATGTATTAACGCAACAAGATTATGGCAGACATTAGAATCGTGAGAATGATGCTCACAAATTTTAAGGGCATACGCTCTATAGAAGTGAATTTCAACCCAGAAGTTACCAATATTTCTGGTGACAACGCAACCGGTAAAACTTCCATGATGGACGCTTTTTTGTGGTGTCTTTTTGGAAAGGATAGTCAGAATCGTGCGGACTTCAATATCAAAACACTTGATGCAGAAGGGAAAGCTTTTCCTAAATTAGAACATGAAGTTGTTGTGGTCCTTTCGGTAGATGGAATAGAAACCGTTTTCCGTCGTTGTTACAAAGAGAACTGGGTGAAGAAGCGGGGAACCGCTAAAGAGGTGATGGACGGGCATAAGGTCGATTATTATGTTGATGATGTTCCTCTGGGTAAAGGTGAATATGATTCCAAAGTTTCGGCAATTTGTCCGGAACAGCTTTTCAGGCAGATTACTAATCCGGCCTATTTCCCTTCTTTGAAGATGCAAGAACAGCGCAGGATGTTGTTTGAGATTGTAGGTGGTGATATTACCAATAATGACGTATTCGATGAATTGATTACAGTAGGAAACAAAGAGTTGTTTTTGCCGCTTATTAACGCTTTGAATTCAGGTAAAACTCTTGATGACTACAAAAGACAGATCGTTTCCCAAAAGAACAAGATTAAAGGTGAGGTAGCAGACATTCCTGGACGCATTGAAGAAAACAACCGTAATATGCCGGAACCAGAGGATTGGGTAGCTTTGGCTTCCGATATAGAAATCAAGGAGAACCAAATAAAAGAATATGATTCTCTGATTGCTGACAGATCGAAGGCTGATGAGGAAGAAGCAGCTCGTAGGCGTGTAATTCGCAATCAAATTGATGAGAAGTATGAACGAATTGAAGAGGTGAGAAGACAAGTTAAAAGGAGTTCTAATGTGGAACATGATAATTGGTATTCTGATCTGTCAGCAAAAGAAAGCTCTATTTCAAATATGAATACGGATATTCGCTATTTGGAAAATAAGCTATTGACATTAAATAATTCTTTGACTGAATATCAATCGCAAAAAAGCAAATTACTTGAGGAATATAGCGCTATCAACTCGAAACAGTTTGTAGCTGATAATTCCCATCTTGTTTGCCCGACTTGTAATAGGGCATTTGAGGGAGAGGATTATAACAGAAAATTACAGGAAATGCAGGATGCTTTTCAAACAAATAGATCTCTTTGTTTGAATCATAATATTAAGAAAGGAACTGCACTCAAAGCTAGGATTGAAGAATTACAAAAACAGATTCGGGACCTTGAACAGGTTATCAAAGACAAAAAGAATCTGTTGGCAACCTTGGAAGGTGAGAAACAGCAGTTGAAAAGTGCTGAACCTCAAATAGCGGATGTTTCTATTTTAGTAGAAAAGAATGGAGACTATATCACTCTGAAAAAAGAGATTGCACTATTGGAAGGGTCTCTAAGGACAAATTATACTCCTGCTGATGTATCGGAATATACTGCCGCTAAAAAAGCTCTTCAATCGGATATATATGCCCTCAAAGAAAGATTGGATAAACGGAAACTGATAGAACGTACGCAACAGCGTATTAATGAACTGCAGTCACAACTAAGTACCATGCAGCAGCAGGTTGCAGATTTCGAGCAGATCGAAGCCACAATACTTGACTTTATGAAGTCAAAAGTAGCTTTGGTTGATAAACGAATCAATTCTGCTTTTTCCTATGTTCAATTTCGGATGTTCGATACGCAGGTAGATGGCACAGAATTCGATACCTGTGAATGCATGGTGGACGGTACGCCCTATTCTGATCTGAATACGGCCGCAAAGATGAACGCCGGTATTGACATCATCAATGCTATTTGCCGGGCAAAAGGTGTGACAGCTCCTATTTGGTTAGATAACCGGGAGAGCGTTTGTAACCTTATCCCTTGTAAGTCACAAATTATAAACCTCTTTGTAGAGAGAGGTGCTAAATTAACTATTCAATAATCATTTAACGTAACAGATTATGGCAGAAACAACTCAAGGTCAGACAGGAAATGTGTTTGACAACAAAAACGGAGCCCAACCGGCTCCTGCACAACAACCGCAACAAAACATTTCGATTGTTCAGAAAGATGTGGTTGATACTGTATTGTCTAAAATTAAAGACTTTGAAGAAGCAGGAGAGCTCAAACTTCCGGCTAACTATTCAGCGGCAAATGCGTTGAAATCGGCATGGCTTATTCTTCAAGAAACGAAGGACCGGAATGATAAACCTGCATTGGTGGTATGTACGAAAGAAAGTGTTGCAAATGCTTTGCTTGACATGGTCGTTCAAGGGCTTTCTCCGATGAAAAAGCAGTGCTACTTTATTGTATATGGTAGCAAACTTACTTTGCAACGTAGCTACCTTGGAACGCTTGCCATCGCCAAACGTGTGGGCGGTGTTAAAACGGCCATTGCCAATTGCGTATATGAAGGGGATGAATTTATATTCTCTGTTGATACGCAAACCGGGCTTAAAAAGATTATCAAACATGAGCAGACTTTGGAAGGTTTGGATGCAAACAAGGTTAAAGGGGCTTATGCTATTCTCGCGACCGAGGACGGACGGAGTATTGTTGAGATTATGAATTTCGCCCAGATAAAACAGGCGTGGATGCAGGGAGCTACGAAAGGCGGTTCTCCGGCACATAAAAATTTCGGTGACGAAATGGCAAAGAAAACCGTGATCGGACGTGCTTGCAAAATACTTATTGGTATGTCTGATGATTCAGCTCTATTTGATGAACCGGATGAAACGGAAACTGATATTGCTGCCGGACAGCGTGCGGTCCAAATAGAAGGGGCTGCTAATAAAAAGCGTTTAGGTGATATTGAGGACGCCAAATTTGAGGAAGTGAAGCCTACTGCTCCTACACCTGCCACTACCCAGCAACCGAAAGTAACAAACGATGCCCCTCCTCCATATTAATTCAATTATGGCGAAGAAAGTAGATAACGAAAAAGGATTTCTGGTAATAGAGGTCTCGGCAGCGGAACTGTCTGCTAAAGCCGGAGGATATGGTATCTGTGACTATTGTAATACCCCTGCAGAAAAGGGGTATTATATAGCCGTTCTAAACCAATGGTATTGTCCTAAGTGCTATGATGAATTCTGTAAACGCGCAAAGTATTACCAGAAAGATACCGGAACGGAGAAGAGGAACTATGAGTTCTATTCTAAACTACTTGGAGTATGAAATACAGATATGTAAGGTGCGGTAAAATTACCGATTTCAATGAGCTGTTTGATTTGTCTGCAAGAAAGCAACCGGTAATTTGGGTTACTGGTTTAGTGCCTAACGAAGTTGTGAGGCCTGCTGCTTTCTTCTTACAATGGCCCCTTGCGAAACTGAAATGTACCCAACTCTATAAAGTTAAGAAGGTCGAAAATGAAACTAAAAGTATTAGGAAGCAATAGTCTCGGTAATTGCTACATCCTTGAAAATAAGGATGAAGCTCTGATAATAGAAGCAGGAATAAAGCTGTCGAAGGTAAAAGCTGCGATGAACTACAACATCAAGAAAATAGTCGGTTGTCTGGTAAGTCATGAGCACGGGGACCATGCAGGATTTTACACAGAGTATCTAAAGATAGGATTTCCGATAATTTCACCGGAAGCTGTCTATAAAAGCAAGGGATTCTCCGTTATGCCTCCGTTCGCGAAGATCGCAGAGCCTGGCCGTGGTTATAGAGTAGGGAATTTCAAAGTGATTCCTTTTGAAGTACAACATGACGTTCCAGCCTTTGGTTATCAGGTAGATCATCCGGATATGGGAAGGCTTGTTTTTCTTACTGATACTTTCTATTGTGATTATACTTTTGATAATGTGAATCATTGGCTTTTAGAAGCGAATTATGCGGATGATATTCTTGATCGTAATATATCAGATGGACGTATACCGATATCCATGCGTCCCCGATTGCTCAAATCGCACATGGAGATTGAGACTACTAAAGGGCTGCTATCAGAAAATGATTTATCACAGACACAGAACATTGTACTCATTCATTTGAGTGACGGCAATTCGAATGAGAAGAGGTTCGTGGATGAGGTTATCAGTTTGACGGGTAAGCCGGTGTTTGCAGCTAACAAAGGATTGGTTATAAATGTCAGTCGAGTACCTTACTAATTGTCTGCAAAGATTATGAAAAGCGTACCTGATTACATAGTAAAAGACCTGCTCCGGCTACTTCCTGTCCTTATTGAGAATGTTAATTTGGAAAGTAAAAGTACCCGGGTACAAAATGCAGTGAGATTAGTGAAAAATATAATAAAGAAACTATCTAAAATTGAATGATTATGGCAAAAGAAACAATTCGCCGATATACTTTACATACAGAAAAAGGTGGTTGGCTGGGTGAAGTTATTCTTACTGATAAGAAAGAGTTTTATTCTCTTACTGATTGGGGAAACTTTAATTTCTCTTGGTCCACACCTATTGAAATTAGAGAATTCATATTGAGTATTGATGTCGATTACTTTGGAAGAAAAATGTATCAAGGTGTCGCTTATCAGTGCAGTAATAAGGATATGAGAGGATATTGCGAGAGATTTGCAGCTAAGATATTACCTGCTCTTAAAGAAGCTATTAAACAAGAATTAAAGGAGGAAGAAGTATGATGCATACCTGGTTTGAGTGCAAAATCCGTTACGAGAAAGTAATGGAGAATGGAATGCAGAAAAAGGTTACAGAACCTTATCTGGTCGATGCGCTTAGCTTTACAGAAGCTGAAGCACGAATTATCGAAGAAATGACGCCCTTCATCTCCGGTGAATTTACCGTTTCTGATATAAAGCGTGCTAATTACAGCGAGATATTTACAAGTGAAGAAGAAGCTGCAGACCGCTGGTTCAAGTGTAAACTCATCTTTGTTACTTTGGACGACAAAAGTGGCGCTGAAAAAAAGACTTCCACTCAAGTATTGGTACAAGCTGCAGACTTGCGCGATGCCGTGAAGAAGTTGGACGAAGGTATGAAGGGAACAATGGCAGATTATCAGATCGGAATGGTATCCGAAACACCTATCATGGACGTTTACCCTTATACAGAAACTAATATAGAGGAGCAGATTGGTACAAATGCCAATTCTCCGGTAGTAAGCACCTTCTTAAAATCATTGCCCGAAGGTTGTCGTACTTCCATCACGGTTGCCGGGAAGCCTGTTATAATAGATAAGACTGGGGCTGAAACGAGGGTTATACCGGACGAAGAACAGCGAGAGTAGTAACTACAAATCTATTGATAAATGGGGAGAAAGAATAAAATCGGACTTGAATATTTCCCTTTTGACATTGATTTTTTTTCGGATTTAAAGATTAGGAAATTAATCAAATACCAAGGTGGCAAAGCTGTTACTGTATATGCTCTCCTGCTATGTATTATCTATAAACAAGGGTACTACATGAGGTGGGATAAAGAGTTGCCCTTCATCATTTCGGAACAAACGGGGTATGAAGAGGTGTATATTCAGGAGGTGATTAAAAGCTGCTTAGTAATCGGGTTATTTTCTAATGAACTTTTTGAAAAAGAGAAGATCATAACTTCAAAAGGAATACAGGAACGGTATCAGTATATCTGCAATTTATCAAAGCGGAAATGTGTAATATCAGAGTTTATCCTTATTTCCTCCGAAGAAAAGCCTATTTCTTCCGAAGAAATACCCATTTCCTCCGAGGAAATGCCTAAAAACTCCGAAAGAAGTGCACAAAGTAAAGTAAAGGAAAGTAAAGGAAATAATAATCCCCCTATAATCCCCCAAAGGGGAGAAGCGAGGGAGCCGATTATAAATATTAGTGATATTAAAGATTTGCTTTTGAAAGATGAATTATGGAAAGAAAATGCTTGCCGACAATCTGGATTGAGTACGGAGTTCTTTTCAATGATTCCCCGACAAATTGATAATTTCCTTTCATGGATACGATCTACGGGTGCAGAAAGCACAGTTCTTACACTTCCTGACGCTAAACGTCGCTTTATTTATTGGTGGAAATATACAGGTCTAAAAGAGTGGAAAAATGAAAAAGAACGAATATCCGGAAAAACGAATCGGACAGGTGATAGCAGAAGCACAAGCGATGGGGCAAAGCCTGACTACAACGAAGTTTTTTGATTTTATGTCTGATTTCTCGTATGCGCGGCATCTTGCATGTTTATGTGAAGCCGGTACGCAGATATTGGCTCGTGAGAATAAAACGTTTGTTGTAGATGAAAGTAACGAGCAGGTTATCCGTTTTCTGATTCACTACTTTAACCGATGTCGTTCTGCAGAGACTATCTATCCGGCAGATAAAGGCTATAAACTACATAAAAATATTGCTCTATGTGGTGATGTCGGTGCAGGAAAAACAGTTTTGATGCAAGCTTTTTCGGTGTATTTGCGGAGGATTAATAGCCCAATGCAGTTTCTGAATTTATCTGTCGGACAAATGGTGAACTATTACACGTTGCATAACAACTTGGATAAGTATACCTACAATGAGGATGATTCAAAGGCTTTTCAATATTCACCGATAAACATTTGCTTGAATGATATAGGTTTGGATTTGACAAACTTTTATGGCACAGGTACGAAGGATTTATGCAGTGAGTTTCTTTTCGCCCGGGCCGAGATATGGCAGTTTTATGATAAGTATTGCCACATGACGACAAACTTATCAGCTACACGGTTGAAAGAGTATTTTAAAGACGATTACAGTCGGATAAATGACAGGTTCAAATATTACAATTTGATTCATTTGTCCGGAGAATCAAGAAGATAACAATTAACGCAACTGATTATGACAAAGAATGATTTACCTAAAAGCTCACAAGAGCTTATTACCCGCTTTTTGCCCGATAGCGAGCAGCGGGGAGACGTCACACAAGTGGACGGGAAGCAATTTCAAGAGGCTTTAATGAATCTCCATCTTGCAATGATGGGGAAAACGGAAAAACAAGTTTATACACCAGTCTTTTCTTGTTGCTCTGGTACTCTAAATTCAGAGCTTCCAATGGTCTGTATTCCTTCCAACAAATACAAGGAGGTTGAAATCTGTTTGAAGGATGGTTGGAATTATCCTATTGCTACAATCAAACTATACAATACGAATCGTTTGATTGATGCTGAAAAAACGTATGAGGACACAGCGAAATTGGGCTACGAGATAACCAGACGTTGGAATGCTTTTATTCCGGAAGGAGGTGAAGAATGATTAACCTGCTGTATGTTGATTTGTTCTGTGGAGCCGGAGGAACTTCGACGGGAGTAGAACTAGCCCGTGTAAGTGACGAACAGTGTGCGAAGGTAGTTGCATGTGTGAACCATGATAAAAATGCCATAGCGAGCCACGCAGCTAACCACCCGGACGCTTTACACTTCACCGAGGATATCCGAACGCTTGAACTTTCTCCTTTGGTTGCACACGTAAACCGAATGAAGCAAATATACCCAGAAGCTCATGTGGTATTGTGGGCGTCGTTAGAGTGTACGAACTTTAGCAAGGCAAAAGGAGGGCTACCCAGAGATGCGGACAGCCGGACATTGGCTGAACACTTGTTCCGCTATATTGAAGCTCTGAATCCTTCGTATATACAGATTGAAAATGTGGAAGAATTCATGTCTTGGGGAGATATGGATGCTAACGGTAAACCTATATCCAAAGATAAAGGACGTTTGTACGAACGTTGGAAACGTAATGTTAAGAGTTACGGATATGAATTTGAACATAAAATACTTAATGCTGCCGATTATGGTGCATTTACTTCCAGACGTAGGTTTTTCGGGCAATTTGCAGCAAAAGGTCTTCCGATTACATGGCCGGAACCTTCCCATTGCAAAGATGGAAAAATAGATATGTTTTGTAATCTGGAAAAATGGCGTCCGGTGAAAGATGTTCTGGACTTGCAGGATGAGGGTGAATCTATCTTTGATCGTAAAAAATCACTTGCTCCCAAAACATTTGAACGCCATAAATCTGGCCTTATCAAGTTTGTATGCGGAGGAAAAGAACAATATCTTATCAAGTGGAATTCTATGAGCAGTAAAGGAAAATATGTAGCTCCCGGAGTAGACGAGCCATGCCCGGTGGTGAGCTGCCAGAACCGCCTTGGTTTGGCAAACGTGCAATTTCTTTCCAAATATTACTCCGGACATCCAGACAGCAAGAATATTTCAGTAGATGGGCCTGCGCATACGATTAAGACAAAAGATAATCATGCATTGGTTTCGGCAGACTTCCTTTCTGCTTACTACGGTACGGGAGATAATGTACGGTCAATAGAAATGCCATGTGCTACCGTCACTACAAAGGACCGCTTTAATTACGTTCATCCTAAATTCTTATGCTCATACAATTTCAAAGATTCTGGGAAAACTTTGCTCGGTCCCTGCCCTACATTATTGACAAAAGATAGACTGGCGTTGGTATCATGTAATTTTCTTGATATGCAATATGGGAATAGCCGTTGTTCATCAATCGAGCAGCCAGCAGGAACGGTTGTTCAAAATCCTAAACATAGTTTGATAACTTGCAATCGATGGCTGATGAACACTAGTTTCTCCAATGTTGGAAGTTCACTTTCCGAACCTTCTCCTGTTGTGACAGCTAATCGTAAATGGCACTATCTTGTAAATCCACAATACACATCCGCCGGTGGAAGTATAGATTCACCTTGTTTTACTTTAATTGCCCGAATGGATAAGAGACCGCCAATTATTACTACATGCCAAACGGAGGTAATTGGAAAAATTCCTTCGTTCGTGAAGATTACTCCTTACGGTATTATTTACGAAATCTACGAAGATGATCTGCCAGTTATAAAAGATATTAAGGAAATTATGGCGATGTATGGTATTATTGATATAAAGCAACGTATGTTGAAAATACCAGAATTAAAGCGAATAATGGGATTTCCCGAAAAATATAAGTTAATCGGTACACAGGCCGACCAAAAGAAATTCATAGGAAATGCGGTTGAAGTGAATATGGCACGGGTTCTCTGCGAAGCTGTCAGCAGGAAACTACGAGAATTAAGAAAAGTGGCAGCTTAGTTTTATTCAAATTAGTAAGATATGAAAAACGTAGAACTGTTCAACGATCATTTCCAAAACTACAAAGTTTATGGAATCCCCAAAGCGCAGTTAATTATTGCCGACGTCCCCTACAATCTAGGAAATAATGCTTATGCCTCTAACCCTTCATGGTATGTGGATGGTGATAATAAGAATGGAGAAAGCGATAAGGCAGGCAAACAATTCTTTGATACCGATAAAAACTTTCGCCCTGCCGAGTTTATGCACTTCTGTTCCCAAATGCTTGTAAAGGAACCCAAAGAAAAAGGCAAAGCTCCTTGCATGATAATCTTTTGTGAATTTGAGGATCAGTTCCGGTATATTGAACTTGGTAAGAGATACGGGCTAAATAAATACATTAACCTTGTATTCAGAAAAGATTTTTCCGCACAAGTATTGAAAGCCAATATGAAGATAGTCGGCAACTGTGAATATGGATTGTTGCTTTACCGTGATAAGCTTCCCAAATTTAACAACGATGGTCGGATGATATTCAATTGCTTTGATTGGGTACGGGATAATGAAACGCCAAAAGTTCATGATACACAAAAGCCTGTTCCACTTCTTCGTAGGTTAATAGAAATCTTTACCGATAAAGGCGATGTCGTAATTGATCCATGTGCCGGCAGTGGTTCCACCTTATTAGCTGCCGTCCAGTTGGGCCGCAGAGCATACGGATTTGAGATTAAAAAAAAGTTCTTTGCTGATGCGAATAAATTAGTATTGTCGCAAGTGCAACAAGCACTATTTCAATAATTCAAAATAAATAAGAAATGAGTCAAATAATAATAGCATGGTTCAGTTGTGGTATAACATCGGCTGTCGCTTGCAAAATAGCTTTACAGACGTACAAAGATGTAGTCCTATACTATACAGACACTGGCTCACAGGAAGAAGATAGTCTACGCTTCCTTCATGATTGTGAGCAATGGTTTGGGCAAAAAATAAACATTGTCCGGAGCAAGGAATATACCAACCATTTCGATGTGATTGAAAAGAAAGGGCTAATCAGTAAGCACAATTACTATCCGTGTACCTTCGAACTTAAAAAACGGCTTCGATACCAAATCGAAGATGAATTGAAATATTGGGATGGTCAAGTATGGGGATTTGATATATCGGAAACCAATCGGGCGCAACGAATGATTGAGCAATACCCGAACATGAAACCATTGTTCCCATTAATCGACAATCAACTATCAAAGGCTAATTGTGTCTGCTTACTTGCAAAAGAAGGAATAGAACTACCTCGAATGTATAAGATGGGATATCACAATAACAACTGCATCGGTTGCATCCGTGGCGGAATGGGTTACTGGAATAAGATTCGTATTGATTTCCCAGAAGATTTTGAACGTATGGCAAAATTGGAACGTGTTGTCGGGCATTCTTGCCTGAAAGAAAGAATCGGTAATGAAACAAAGGCTTTATTTCTTGACGAGCTTTCTCCTGACCGTGGCGATTTCCCTACTGAAATAATGCCGGAATGTGGATTGTTTTGTGAATTAGAATTTATGAATTAGCGTAAAACAAAGTAGAAATGAGTAAAACATACGAAGAACTTTTACATGATGCATTCTGCAAATGTATGCAGGAAAATCATGGTAAGGATTGGGTAGATAGATACGACCCGGAAGAGCAGGAAAATATGCGCCGTGAGTTTTGTTCAGGCGCAGAATGGTTCAAAAGTCTATTCACTATGATGTATTTCCCTCCTTGTACTATGCCAGAAGATAGAATGGAGACTACGAAACCGGAAGGAGAAGAAGTTATAGTAGCTACTACTCATGACTATATCATCTTCTACAAGCATCGGGGATATGACATCGCTTATCGTGAATACTGGAAGGGGCATCACAATGATAAGTGGAAATGGAAAGTAAAGTATGGTCGTTATGTAAATGATGATGAAATACTTTGCTGGATGAGAAAAGAGTTTTAATTCTAATTGAAATTAAATCAGATATGAAGGAAATTATGATTAATAATAATATTAGCACCCAAGAATTTGTAAATAATAATCTAGGAAAGAGTGTGTTTTTTCCTCACAATAACGCTGTAACGGGTAAAGGCATGATAGTAGGGTATTCTGGTCACTACGTAGTAGTCTCTATGACTTCAATGGATGGATGGTATTTAGAAGAAGATGATTATGATAAAGAAATAATCCTCATACATTCACCCCTAAACGTATCATACTTACATCTATTACCGGAAGAGTGTAACATAGAACAATAAACCTAAAAACGAATCAAAATGAAATATATGGGAAGTAAGGCAAGAATAGCGAGCGAGATTTTGCCTTTAATTTTGAAAGGCAGAAGAGAAGCGCAGTATTATGTTGAACCATTCTGCGGCGGCTGCAATACGATTGATAAGGTGGACGGTAATCGAATAGCAAACGATAATAATCCGTATTTGATACGAATGTGGCAATGCCTTGTCGATGGATGGAAACCTCCTACAACGATCGAAAGAGATTACTACAACGATGTCCGTGAGTGCTACAATCAAAAAACGGACGCTTATATTTTGAATTATATCGGTTGGGTTGGCTTCATGGGTAGTTATAACGGTCGTTTCTTTGATGGTGGATATAGCGGACATCATGTTAAAATAAAAAACGGCTTCCGGGACTACATAGGTGAAGCAATTAGAAACACGCTGGCGCAAGTTCCTGCATTGAAAGGTGTTGTATTCCTTAATCGAGATTATAAGGACTTAGTGTTACCTGCATGTAGCATAATTTACTGTGACCCACCTTATAAAGACGTTAAGCGATACAGCTATCATATTGACCATGATGAATTTTGGCAATGGTGCAGGAACAAAGTGGCAGAGGGACATAAGGTATTTGTATCGGAATACAATGCACCGGAGGATTTTGTCTGCATCTGGCAGGGAAGTTTAAAAACAACAGTCAATCAAACGATAACTAAAAATGCAGTTGAAAGGCTGTTTGTACATGAATCACAAGTTTTATTCAATAAAATAAAGAAAGGAATATTATGGAAACAATAAAACTAACGAAAAAAGAAGAAGAATGGATTAAAGAGCTTAAGAAATTAATTCGAAAGAAGCCTAAATCATTAATCCTCTTTGCTGATGGTAGCTTGAACATTCTGAAAGGAACTAAGGAAAATCCTTCATGTGAAAAAGAAAACGGATTAATGGACGGAGATAGAGTCGTGGATTCTATTTTATTTGCTTGTGAGGGTGGAGCTTTTTAATAAACGAATAACTGAATAAAAAATGAGTAAAGACGATTTTGAAGATATGATAATATCATTGTGTGAGAAATATATGGAAGAGCATGATTTAGTCGATTGTTGCTTCGATATAGATATTAATATTTATGGCGACACAGTAAATCCTTGCATTTCAATTTATAATGAGGTTAAATCAAATAAGGTATGAATGATTATAAAGATAAATATGGATATACAACTCGCAGGAAAATAGAAGTTCCCCAAAGAGAGTTGACTATTCGAGGACATAAGGTGTCTGAAATTAAAAGAGAGGATATTGAAAATTTCTGTAAAGCAAGAGCCATCCCACCTGAATGGTTAGTGAGTGAACTTATTAAGGAAATTGATTAACGTAAAACAAATCAGAAATGAGCATTGGACTAATCGATGTCGACGGTCACAACTTCCCGAATTTTGCATTAATGAGATTATCGGCATATTATAAAGCAAGGGGCGACCATGTAGAATGGGCTACAGCTTTCAACAGATACGACAAGGTGATGGCAAGTAAGGTGTTTACTTTCACTCCGGATTTCAACTATCTGACATTGCAGGCTGATGTAATCGAAAAAGGTGGTACCGGGTATAATATTGCAAGCAGACTTCCTGAAGCAGTGGAGAATAGTTCATTGATGGACTACTCCATTTATCCCCAATATCCTTTTTCCATACAGTTTTTTAGCAGGGGATGTATTCGGAAATGCCCGTTCTGTCTCGTTCGTGAGAAAGAGGGATATATCCGGGCAGTAGAACCGGTTGAGTTGAATCCTAAAGGAGAATGGATTGAGGTGCTGGACAATAATTTCTTTGCAAATCCCGAATATAGAGATGCTGTCAGTTATCTGTTAAAATCAAAACAGCCAGTGAAGTTACATGGCGTAGATGTTCGCATAATGGACGAAGAACAGGCTTATTATCTGAATAAGTTGAAGATGAAACAAAATATTCACATAGCTTGGGACTTACCCCAAATAGATTTGACTGATCGGCTGAAAGAAATGATCAAGTATGTGAAACCTTATAAGATTACTTGCTATGTTTTGGTCGGTTTCAATTCTACCATTGAGCAGGATTTGTTTCGGCTTAACACATTGAAGAGTTTAGGCATTACTCCGTTTGTTCAACCCTACCGGGATTTCACGAATAAAAGAAAGCCTAAACAATATGAGTTAGACCTTGCAAGGTGGGCAAATAAAATGTGGCTGTTTAAGTCATTTGACTTTGTAGACTTTTCGCCTCGTAAGGGATTTAGATGCGATTATTATTTAAAACAATTAGCGTAAAACAAATTAGAAATGAAGGAAATAGAATTGAAAATAGCTGAAATATTAGGGCGTGTTGCTCTTGATAATGATATGAAGATTCCTGATGATATTCAGCGATTAGCGAGAGCTACAAGGTATTTGGCTATTCAGATTGAGAAAAATGCTAAAGGTGTGAATATGTCGCAGGATATTATGAAATATACTGTAGCTATATTGGATAATACTATTGCGAAAGCTATGTCAAAAGATGCTAAAGTAGTGAGTGAAACTTTAAGATCATCTGATTCAGTCTCAAGGGTGATGGGATAAAACTAATTAGCTATCTGTGGCTAGTATTAGTAAACATCTTGTATTCGTTTTCTAGCAACTTTTTTACACGTGGTTTATTGATGTATTGCGTTGTTTGCTTTCTAATTATTCCGTTCTGCAGAAAAATAATTGTTTTGTTTTGCTCTCGGACTATAAAGCTCAATGCTATGATTACAAAGATAAGAGCTAGGTAGCCTAAAGCGATTAAATACACTATTTCTCTATTAAAATAGAAGAAGTTTTTTAAAGTTTTAAAGTTGCTCATGCTTGCTATGTTTTTATAAGAACGTGCCCGAAGATAAATACGCCCTTCATAGAGGTGCGGCAAACAACCCAACAAGGAAGCATAGATACAACGGACACGTATATTGTGATAATGCAATACACGAACACCGTCCATTCTATTTCCTTGTTTTGAAAATTGCCGCTTTCTATGAAGGAGAGACTGAACGTCAAGCGATACTCTATTTGAGTATCGATGCAAAACTAATAAAAAAATTACAAAAACTTATCATTATGGATGCAAAACAATTTTTCAAGAGAGTTTCTTACATGCGGAAACTTCAAAAGGAATACTTTCAAACTCGTTCTTCTACTGTTTTGCGGCAGTGCAAACAGATCGAGAAGGAGATAGATGATGAGATTGAGAGAGCGAATAAAATAGTTGCAGCACAACAACAGCCAAAACTTTTCTAACATGATTACAAGAGACGATTTACAACTTAGATGTATCTGTTGCATGGATTTTCAGGGAGGTGGTATCATGCAATATAGGGATGACCAGAATAAAATTTCGGCTGAAACCATAACTCCACGTAACGGGTTCAATTATGGTAAACCAAAGACTGTCTATTTTATTGATGGAGTAGATAAAGAGTTTACAGATTTGGATGAACTAATAGAATTCTACAATGAAAAGTTTGTCTATGAGAACGAGAATCCTGATACAGAAGTAAATTTTGTGAAGGTATATAAAAAAAGAGATAAAATGCCTTGAAGTAAAAGATAAAGTTATGAGTAAAAAAGACAAAATCAGAGTTTATGTATTGATGCTTTCGAAAGAGTTCCCGAAAGAGCATCCGAACGCCGGGCAACTGACCGGATTCAGAGAAAAGTTAGAACTAGCATTGAAAGTCCAAGAACAAGCGGAAGAATGTGCTTCATGTGGAGGGGATTGTAGAACTTGTTATTGTCCTCCGGTATCTGGGATGATGAAAGTGCACACTATCCGAACCAATTTTGAACGTTGGTCGGATATCATGCAGAAAGTACAGGAAGGGAAAGCTGTTATCTCTGTCCGGCAATGGAAAGGAAGACCCTACGAAAAAGGGAATGTTCAGGTAGAACTATTCCGTCTCGGCAAAGATGATGGCGTAGGATTACAGACATTGAGTGTCATGGAGTATACCGATGCCGACGACGGGATAGAACGTGCTGTTTATTGTATCGACGGGAAACCAATGCCGATGCTTACTCTGAAACAAATAGCGGAGAACGACGGGCTGACTGTTGAAGATTGGAAAGCGTGGTTTACTGGAATAACATTCGACAAGCCGCTGCCGATCATACACTTTACCAAATTTAGATATTGATTATAAGCCATTAAAATTTACGATTATGCAAGACGTAGAGAAAAGTTTAAAACCTCTTCAGGAGGGAATTATTAAAGAATCTGGATTAGAAGTACTTCACAACAACTTGAAGTCAGAAGAAAAACCGACTACAGCAAAACTGAATCCGGCAATCATTGTTCCGGTCCCATTGAAACGAAAACGATTAAGCGATGAATTGATTGAAGCACTGAACGACACATACGAACGTCCATCCATCTGCCGGGATGAACATGGAGAGTACAAAGAAGGTGCTTTCCTACATGGTTCCAATTTGGTTATGACAAGTATATTAGAAGGACGTTGGCACCTGACTGTGAAATCAGATAAACCGCTTTCAATCTATGAAGTAAAAGCTGCACGGTATAAGTTTATTCCGGACGATGCTTACATGACACTTGTTTTCCCAAAAAGGTCAGAACTTGAAAAGTTTACTTCTCCACACAGTATGCAAATGATAGAGATTCAAGTCACCCAAAAAGAATAATTTTTGAGAGGGGGGGACTATAGGGGGGGGAGAGGTGGTATTTTGTATAGTTTAAAAAGATAGTTTGAAGATGATTAAAAAATACGCTTTTGTTATCGGCATAGATACCGGAGTAAATACCGGAGTTGCCACATGGAATGTTACTGCAAGAAAGTTTGAGTTGATAAAGACTACCGCAATTCATAAAGCAATGATGTATGTGATAGAAATGTATAAAACGTACGGAGGAAGTATGTTAGTTCGTGTTGAAGATGCGCGATTAAGAACATGGTATCAATCTAGTTATAAGACAAGAGAAGAAGAAAGGGAAATGCTGCAGGGAGTTGGATCAGTTAAACGTGATGCTAAGATATGGGAGGACTTTCTAACTGATATTGGTATACCCTTTGAAATGATTCATCCTAAGGATTCAATAACTAAAGTCAATGCTTTGACATTCAGGAATATAACTAAATACGATAAACCGACGAATGAACATTCTCGTGATGCTGCGATGCTTGTGTTTGGGTATTAGACAGTAGGTTGATATTGGATATTGTGCGTTTATTAGACGATTTTTCTTTTAAAAATACGTTTAATAAACGCACTTTCTTTATATTTGCCAAGTAGTTACAGATGTTACATCTTAAAAATTAGTGTGAAAATGGAAGGATTATCAAGTTTAGAGGGTTGGGCTCTGATTGCGACATACTTTGTTGCTATGATGATGCTCGTTGTGTTCCTACGAAAACACAAAAAGACGAAAGAAGAATTTTTGGTTGCTAACCGATCTATGCCGTGGTTGCTTACAGCTTTTTCAATGGCTGCTACCTGGGTGTGGGCTCCGTCGATGTTTGTTGCATCGGAAAAAGCATATACACAAGGTTTAGCCGGTGTGTTTTGGTTTGTAGTTCCGAATGTTCTTACATTGATTCTGTTTGCTTTCTTTGCCAATAAGATGCGTAAGCTCCGACCGGATGGTTGGACATTCTCGGATTATATTCGTGAGAAGTATTCGAAACGTTGCCATAATCTGTATCTCATCGAATCGTTCGGGCTGCAGACGATGAGTTTTGCCGTTCAGCTTCTGGCCGGAGCAACCATCTTTTCAAAGATTACAGGAATATCGTTTACAGCAACTACTATTGTCATGGCTGTATGCCCGCTTTTGTACACATTTGCAAGCGGGATTCGTAGCAGTATCGTTACTGACTTCTGGAAGATGCTTTGGATCGTGATTGTTTTATTGTTTGGATTGCCTATAATGTTTTCAAGTGCCGGACCGGATGCGCTGTTTAATGGTCTGGGTGGTATCACCGGAGATTTTGGTAGTTTATTCTCTGCTACCGGAATAATGGTAGCCCTGTCTTTTGGTATTCCTACAACAATCGGTCTGTTGTCCGGAACCTTCGGGGACCAGATGTTCTGGCAGCGGGTGTTTTGTGTGAAAGCTGACAAAGTGAAGCGCACAATGATAACCGCTGCCTTTATTTTTGCCGTTGTACCTATTTCTTTGGCTGTATTTGGCTTTTTTGCAGCCGGAACAGGTTTGGCTATATCCGACACACAACTGACAAATGTAGGGGCTGTGATGGCTTTCTGCCCTAAATGGTTCTTATACCTGTTCTTTGTGCTTATACTTTCCGGACTGATATCAACCGCTGATAGTATTATTTGCGCAGTGAGTTCCGTTGCCGGACATGACGTAGTGAAACGGTTATCCATGAATGAGAAATGGCATGGTCGGATTCAGAAGAATATTTTTCTTTTTATCCTTTTTGCCAATGAAGTACGTGCAGCCCGATTCGCTATGATTGTCGTTACTATCATCGCTATTCTGATAGCAAACATTCCTGGTCTAACGATTTTATATCTTTTCTTGCTGTATGGGACCCTACGTTCCTCGGTAATGCTCCCGACGGTGTTCGCTATTCTCGGCAAAAGAATGAGCGAGAGAGGGCTATTCTATGGTATTCTAACGAGCATGATTGTAGGTTTACCAGTATTCGCTTATGGGAACTTCACAGGCAACATTCCGATGATCGTATTCGGTTCTCTTTTCACCATCCTAGCATCAGGGATTATGGCAGTTCGTCGTAAACCTTTGCAGCGTGGCCCAATGGAAGTGGCTATAAAGATAGACCGAACCGATATGGATAAACGTATTGCAGAGATAAAAGCGGTATATGGTGAATACTTAGCTTGTGCAGAAAAGATGGAAGCTCACATTCGTACATTTAGAGCATTGACCGAATCTGCAAGAGGAACAGCAAGGGATATAAGAAAATCAGTTTCTCAATACAAACGGTTACAGGGGAAGAAGTCACTGAATAGAAAAAAATCACGTAGAAAATGAGAAAGCTATTTATCATCATTACATTGATCGTTGTGTCGTTGGTAGCCAGAGCGCAAGTTTACGACGGTATTACTCAACCAACCAAGTTCCGGATATTCATGCCGATTACTACTTCTCTGCATGGTAACGGTTCTACCGTTTCTCCTTTTGTCGGCTATCGGGCAGACGTTGCCAAGTGGCTCTCTGTTACTTCGGTCCTTCAATACAACATGAATACCGAAGCAGTTACTTTGGCTGCATGGCTGAATATGAACTATCAGCAGCGATTCTTTTTGCTTGCACGTTCGACGTACAATACGAAAGCAAAGATGTTCACCGAAACATTGTCCGGTACTATAAAACTCCCTGCTGGGTTCATGATCGATGCGACTTGGGATAATTTGTACAATGGTCGGAAGTTCATGGACGGTGACCGTCTGCAGGTGCTTGGAGGTCTGGATTATGGACGATTCGTTTTTAATGCCGGATATTCTATGCGTGCGCTGCCGGGATTCGTGACAAACATCCGGTTTAGGGTGACAAAGTATAATTGGCTACAACTGAAATACGATGAAGGTGCAAGAGCTTTCATTACGAGTGTAGCACTACAATTCAATGAGCTATGAAAGCAGTTCTGGGTAAAAAGCAAACATCATCGAACACTGACTGGCTTCGTGTATTCTCCAACATCGAGCAATATGTATCGAAGCAGGAAACGGATAATCTGGTAGATCGCTTAGTCGAGCAGGTGAAGCCACATATCCACGGCAAACGTGTTGCTTATGCTTGGAGTGGTGGGAAAGATAGCATTGCTCTTGGTTTTATAATGGAACAGGCCGGAGTACATGACTGTTTGCTCGGGCGTTGTAATCTGGAATATCCAGCTTTTATGCAATGGATAGACAAACACCGACCGGCAGGACTGGAAATTATCAACACGGGGCAGGACCTTAAATGGTTGGCATCTCATCCAGGGATGTTGTTTCCGAATGATTCATCTTTGGCTGCAAAGTGGTTTAGCATCATCCAACATCGGGCGCAAGATGCCTATGTGAAGAATCACAAAACGGATATTCTTTGTCTTGGTCGAAGAATACAGGACGGAAACTATGTAGGGCCAGGCGGGATGTATACAAATGCGCAAGGAATCACTCGTTATTCTCCTATTGCCGATACCAGGCATGAGGAAATTCTTGCGATCATCCATTATTATCATCTTCCAATGCCTCCGATTTATTCTTGGCCGCGGGGCTTTCGTGTTGGTACACATTGTTGGGCTTCCCGCCAATGGTGTGGTAGCGTAGAAAATGGTTTTAGGGAAGTTTACGAAATAGATAGTAGCTTGGTAGAGGAAGCTGCTAACTATATACCTTCTGCGAGGCAGTTCTTGCAGGAGAAAGTTTAATCAATCAAATTTTGTGTAGGAATGAAAAGGAAGTTAGAAACAAAGAAAGTACTCCTGTCAGAGTTGAAGGAGTTTCCGGGTAATCCAAATGTGCATCCGGAGGAACAAGTGAAGGCTATTGCCAAAAGTATGGAACGATACGGGCAGTATTATCCGATCATCGTTGATGAGAACATGATGGTTCTTTGCGGCCATGGCAAGAAAAAGGCTTTGGAATATCGTGGAGAGAAAGAGGCTTCTATTACGGTCATGTATGGTTTGACTGACAAAGAAAAGAAAAAACTCGTTTTGGAAGACAATAAGATTCAGACAATGTCTCATGTGAATTTTGGGGACGTGGAGAAGATTATTAAAGAAATCGGAGATGTTGATATTATCGGCTTTACTCCAGAATATCTGGATGCGATCATCAATGAAGTTAGCACTGACAATATGGGAGTGAATTTTGCGGAACCGGTAAAGAAGGAGCAGCAGTTCACACCAGAGAAAGAGGTTGCCGACATTCAGGAAGTCGATGAAATTGAAGCTGGCATGCAGACAGCCCGTACAATGGTGTGTCCGCATTGCGGCAAGGAGATAACAATTTAATCATAGGGCTATGGATAAGAATGTTGATTTATTCAAACCACTTCGGGAAATTCAGTTTGTAGACCGGGATAAGGTGAAGCCGAATGACTATAACCCTAACAAGGTTCTGGAAAAGAATCTGAATCTCCTTATGCAAAGCATATTGACGAATGGTTTTTGTTTTCCCATCGTAGTGCGTCCGGACTTTACGATCATTGACGGGTTTCACCGTTGGCTTGTGTCCGGCAGGGAACCGCTAAAGACAATGCTCGGCAATAAGATTCCTATTGTAGTAGTGGCACATAAAGACGAAAGTCAAGACATGTATGGTACTGTCACTTTCAATCGTGCCCGTGGTACTCATCTGCTTGAACCAATGGAAAATATAGTGAAAGCTCTATTGGAGAAGGGAAAAAGTGTGGATGAAATCTCTAAGGAAATAGGGATGAGTAAAGAAGAAATCTTCCGGTTATCAAAGATTGATAGGGAAGAGTTTCTAAAGCTCATTACCCAACGTGGTACGCAAAGATTTAGTAAAGCCCAAATCATTCGCAGATGTACGTAAAGGATTTAGATATTAACGTCGTTGATGCTACCGAGCGTAGGATTCTCGAAGCATTCAATAAGAATCAAAAAGTTGCCGTCAGTTTCTCTGGCGGCAAAGATTCTATATGTATGTGCGATATGCTGATAAAGACAATGCAGAAATATACAATTCCGTTTAGTCGCATTATCGTTGTGTTCTTTGACGAGGAAGCCATTTATCCAGATGTTGAGCAGATTGCACTTGAATGGCGCTCACGTTTCATGTCCTTGGGGGCAAAGTTTTATTGGTTCTGTTTGCCTATACGCCATTATAATTGTTGCAATAGGTTAGCGAATGATGAAAGCTTTATCTGTTGGGAGCCAGGCAAAGAAAGCGTGTGGGTGAGACCTATGCCTAAGTTTGCTATTCGCAATCACTCGATGTTTCGTATGGGGATGTCATATCAGGAATTTGGGGCGAAGATTTTTAAAAGTGTTCCTCAAATGATAGGTCTAAGAATGGCAGAATCTATTCAACGCCGACAGTCCATAGCATCAATCAGGATTTCTACATTTCTTTATCCCATATACGATTGGCGTGATAATGATGTTTGGCTGTATATCAAATTGAATAACCTTACTATTCCTATGACCTATATTTACCTGTATAAGACAGGTGTACCATTGAATAAACTTCGTATTAGTCAGTTTTTTAGCATTGATACAATCAAGTCATTACCCAAGGTTATGGAGTTCTACCCGGATTTGTATGAGCGGGTGATTCGTAGAGAACCAAATGCAGACCTTGTTATGCTTTATTGGGATACTGATATGTTCCGGAGTTCTAAGCAAGACCGGAAGTTTGAGCAAGATAAGGAAAAGGATTATCGGGTCATATTCCGAGATACAATGAAAAAGGCCGCTTTACATCCAGACTTATATCCTGGTTATAAATTGGCTAAACATCTTTATGTTAAAATGTCCGGTAGGGAATCTTCAAAAACGTGTCAGTTGTCTTATCAGTTATTGATAGCAGGGGACCCGAAGAAACGTTCCTATCGTGCTATTTTAGGGGCTATCTATAGAGAGAGGGGAGGAGGAATATAAAATGCCTAAGGCCGAAGAGGACATTCAGAAAGATAAAGAAAAGTTGCTCGATTCATTGAAAGAATGTAGCGGTATTGTCACGTTTGCCTGTGAGAAGGTTGGACTCTCACGGCAGACGTTCTATCGTTGGTATCGTGAGGATGCGGAATTTAAAGAACGTGCCGATGCTATCAATGAATTGCAGATCGATATTGCCGAGGCCTCCCTTCTGAAAAAAATACAGAAGGGAGATACTACGGCTATCATATTCTATCTGAAAACCAAAGGCAAAAGTAGAGGATATACAGAACGTAAAGAGATTGTCGCCCCTGATGGAGTGGGGGTACAGGTAACAAGCAAAGACTTTGATGTGTCGAAGTTATCGGAGGAAGAAAGAAAAGTATTGTTGGGTATTGCAGAAAAGCAGGATAAAGCAGCAAAAGAGTGAGTTTAGGACAGGTAGATATATTGAGCATGGCAAGAGCCGTCCAGGCGGATGAATGTAGGAAATCCTTTTTCTACTTCGTGAAAACGTTTTGGGCGGTTATTATACCGGAAACTCCGGTTTTTAATTGGCATATTCCGTATCTGTGTGAAGAACTTCAAGAGCTATCTGGCTATATCGTACGCAGAGAGAAGAAGCCCTATGACATAATTATCAATATTCCTCCTGGTTCTACCAAATCAACTATTGTCACAATTATGTGGCATGCATGGCTTTGGACGCAGGATGCACGGTTGAGGATTATTTCAAACTCCTATTCGGGTGACTTGTCGTTAGAACACGCTTCAAAGTCGAAGGACATCATCACTTCTGACTTGTATCGTACTTTGTTTCCGGAAGTGGTGATAAGACACGATAAGTCCGGTAAAGGTAGTTATGAGAACATAAAGGGAGGCGCCAGATATTCTACTTCGACAGGTGGTACAATTACCGGAAAGCACGCGCATGTGATTATTAACGACGACCCTGTAAATCCCAAACAGGCGGAGTCTCCTGCAATGAGATTACAGGCGAATGACCATACTAAAACGCTTTCGTCCCGTAAGGTTGATAAAAAGAATACTCCGATGGTAACTATTATGCAAAGATTGCATGATGATGATGTGACGGGGTATCTGCTGAAAAAGAAGAAAGAGAAGATTCGGCATATATGCTTACCGGCAGAAGTGTCGGAGAGAGTGAATCCTCCGGAGTTGAAAGAACGTTACATCGACGGGCTTCTGGACCCTGTACGTATTGACAGGGAGGTGATAGATGAAGCAAAGATTGACCTCGGTAGTCGTGGGTATGCCGGACAGTATGAACAGGCTCCTTCGGTTGAAGGTGGTAATATAGTCAAAGCAAGTTGGTTCGGGCATATTCCTTTGTCGCAATTCCTCGCTATTCGTGGCGGTGTTCCGATTCACTTCTTTCTCGATACTGCCTATGATGAGAAAAAACAGAAAACGGACAATGACCCGTCCGGAATACTTGCTGCATGTCGGATACAGAACTGTTTGTACTTGTTCCATGCGCAAAAGGTCTGGAAGGAGTTTCCTGAATTAATGAGGTTCATTCCAGATTATGTGCGGGCACATGGATATGATAGCCGGAGCACGATCAGAATAGAACCGAAGGCAAATGGTATAACTGTCATTCAGGCAGTAAAGAAGTACACTAAACTGAATGTAACCAGAACACCAGCACCAACGGACAGCAAGGAAGTGCGACTACACGGTGTCTCGCCTAAAATAGAGTGTGGCCGGGTGATATTGGTGGAAGGTGATTGGAACGAAGAGTTTATAGATGAGGTGAGCCAGTTTCCGGCAAAGACACATGATGAGTATGTAGATATTCTGGTTTATGCAATTAATTATCTTCTGGATGATGATTATGCGGAATTATCAGATGAAGATGAAGAATATATTTTAAGTGCTTTAGGTGGTTAATTTTTAATGTTGTAATTATGGGATTGTTTAATTGGATTGTTAATGGTATGAATGCGGCTGTTGGCCGCAATCAGGAGTTTGAACAGTTGTTGAAAGCTAAGGATGTGAACCGCGCGCTTTCACAAATGACGGATAACTCTGCAAAGGTTGAAGCTGCTTTGAAGGTATATGATACCCAGCAGCATGAGGTGATGAATAGGCCGAATAAAGCGGTGTTTGGTAAAAAGGACCCTGCAACGGGAAAACGTAAGTTTCTACGATGGGAAGAAAAATGGAAAATTCCTATTCCCTATCCCGTTTTTATCAATGAGATAGCTCTTGTATTCTTATATGGTCGTCCTCTGAAATGGACGCAATCATCTAAGGGGACAGACCGGGCTTTTTCCAGATACATCGATTTGATTAAAAGTACCCGATTCAATGCGAAGGTTCGCGAAGCAAAACGTCTGGCAGGCGCGGAAGGGCAAAGTGCATTGCTCTTTCATACTTATCGGAACGATGAAGGCAAACCGGATTGCCTTATCAAAGTCGTAGCCAGAAGTCTGGGGGATGATATATATTTCCGTAAAGACCAATTCGGACGGATGATGTGCTTTGCACGTGGGTATAACTTACAGGAAGTAGGCGGTGAAATCAAATACCATGTTGATATACATACAAAGAATACGATATATCACTGCAAACGTGCTCCTATGGGTTGGGACATTGAGGAAGAGGTGAATCTTGCAAAGAAGATATGTGTGGTTCTTTTTGAGCAGGAACCGGAGTGTACCGGTGTCGAACCTATGATGCACCGTAAAGAAATGATGGTAAGCCGTAGAGCCGATGTCAATGATCGTTTTTCTGATCCTGCTTTAGTAGCAGATTCGGATATCGTTAATTCCCTTCCGGAAAAAGGAGAAGATAGCAAGCTATTTGTATTGAAACCTTCGTTGGACGGCGCCAAAAAACCGGATATGAAATATCTGACGTGGGATAATGCACCGGAAAACCAGAAGCAGGAAGCAGAGGAACTAGACGATAAGATTCATCGTTTCACTTTCACCCCTAAAATAGACTTTGATACGATGAAGAGCCTTTCCCAGATTTCGGCTAAAGCATTGAAACAGCTAATGCTTTTGGCTGTAATCAAGGCAGACAGACATAAAGAAAGACACGATGAGTATGCAGATCGTATAGCTAGTGTCCTTATTGCTATAATTGGTAACGTTCTGGATATTTCTCTTCGAGGTGAGTGTGATAACCTGGTCGTGGAACATGAATTTCAAGAACCGTTCGGAGAAGATATTGAAGCTGTATTAAAAAATCTGATCTCAACTAAAAATGCCGGTGGTATGTCCGACGAAACATTTATTGAAATGAATCCGATCATCAAGGATTCTACTCTGGAAAAAGAACGTTTGAAAATGCAACATGAACAGGAGTTAAAGGAAGAGAAGGACCGGTATAAACAAGATATTTTCGGTAGTGCAGAATAAAAGGCATGGCAAAGATAGATGAGAACAAGTATAAACGGGCATTACTCCAACGTACCGAAGGATATGCTGCAAGCGTCCGGGTAATCTACCTGGATGTGATGGAACGGCTTATCTCTTTAGCGTTGGAGGTAGAGCCAATCCACGACCCTAAGAAGCCTTTTTCTTTCACAGACTATCCTACTATATCAGATAAGGCAAACGTCCTGCTACGGGAATTATATACCCGCGTATATCAACAAATACGATCTGGTGTCATTAATGAATGGGAACAGGCAAATTTGAAATCGGATGAACTTGTTCGATCCGTGTTCGGTAAGAAGGTTGTGGATAACGAGCATTTTGCTCGCTACTTTGGGCGTAACAAGAAAGCTATGGATTCTTTCTTTGCACGAAGGTCCGGAGATGATGGATTGAACCTGTCTCAACGTATATGGAAATATGAAGGGCAGTTCCGGCAAGAAATGGAAATGTCTATTGATTGTTGTATCGGGCAAGGAATGTCGGCAAATACGATGGCGGCAAAGGTGAAAAAATACCTGAATGAGCCGGATAAGCTATTTCGACGAGTTCGTGATGAACGGGGAGAGCTTGTTTTATCAAAGAACGCGAAAGCTTATCATCCGGGGCCAGGTCAATATCGTAGTAGTAGCCGCAATGCTCAACGTTTGGCACGGACGGAGCCTAATATTGCATATCGGACAGCCGATCATGAAAGGTGGGCCCAACTTGATTTTGTTGTAGGGATTGAAATAAAACTCTCAAAGAATCATCCGGAAAAGGATATTTGCGATAAACTTGCGGGAGTATATCCAAAAGACTTCAAGTTTACAGGATGGCATTCTAACTGTATGTGTCATGCGATTAGTGTGCTTGCTTCGGATGATGAAGTAGATATGCTCACTGATAAGATTCTTGCCGGAGAGGATACGGCAGGATTCAAATCGAAATACGAAGTTACTGAACCGCCAAGTGAGTTTTATTCATGGATGCAGGAAAATGAGGGACGAATTGAAAAGGCAAATAACCGTGGTACTCTTCCGTATTGGATAAAGGATAATCCGCAATATACAGGCGTGAAAGTTGAAGCGATAAACACCGGAGAACGAATGGAGATTCGTAAGAAGTCAAAGGAGAAATATCAATCTTATGGGGAAGAATGGACGAAAGCCTATTTTGATGAATACAGTGGTGGGTTTAATGTTTATCATGGTGAGCACCAGTTTACCAACACTGAAGGCGGTGGTGATGCTGAAAAGATGGTTGGTAAGCTATTAGCAAAGAATAATGGAAAACAGGTAGAATTCCTGCCGGAGAATGGTAAAGGCAAAGGTGTACCGGACTTAATGTTTGACGATCATACATGGGATGTGAAATACATTGATAATGCCAATGAGAATACTATTCGCAAATACATGAAGGATGCTCGGAAAGCTGATCGGGCAATATTCTATTTTACGAATGATAAGTACCAAGAGCTTCGTTCTGCTATTAATCGGGAGGTCGGACGCTTTAAAGGTATTGATAGGATAGGGGAGCTTCCGGACGTCTACTACATGGATAAAGAGGGATTGCTAAAACTGTTGTGGAAGTTATAGGTATTATTAAGGAGATTGATTATTTTTATATTTATCTTTGTAAAAAAATAGAGTATGAATGAGTCTTTATCATGGAGTGCTATCATTGCATTCTTCATTTTCATAGCCCAGCAGATTTTTAAAACTAGGTTAGATTATCGAAAATATCGTTCCGAGGTTGTTTTTAGTAAACTTCATCAAGAACGTGCAGAGGTTGTTAAACAGATATTTCAGAAATTGACAATCTTGCAGCAAACTTTAATTGATTTTACGCGAGCTACGCAAATTACACATGGAAATGAAACTTATGAGGAACATCAGAGAAAGTTATTTCAATTATTCGAAGAATCATATGTAGAAGCCCGAAATTATACTACTCTAAATAAAATTTATTTGTCGAATGAGTTGTGTGCTAAGATTGATAATTTAATATCTAAAATCAGACATTCTGCAATTGACTATAATTTTCTTAATAAGGATATTAGAGAGGATATAGCGATGAGGGATAATCAATTAATAAAAGAGAAATACGAACGATGCCGTAGTATAAGAGATAAAGTAGAAGTAGAAATGCAGGGATTATTGAATGATTTGGAAGTCGAATTTAGACAACTTCTCGGAGGGGATAAAATAAGCAGGTGGCAAAAGCTAAGACATCAATTAATGAGACTATATAATTATCTCTAGGAAAAAAGAACATTGAAAATGCAATTTTACTTTTTGTAGTAATATTATTAATTATAGCTTATACTAAAGACGGACGGAGTGATATATTTAGTAAGAGTAACATAAAGGCTATGTAATTCTCTGATTGAACGAAAATTGAATACTAAAGATAAACGTTCATAGTCGTTTTTAAAGAAGTCTTTTGATATTCCATTCATGGAGTGAATATTATTATAAAAGACACATCTAGAGATACTGTCTAAGGTTGAAATTAACACTTCGTCTTCAAATATAATATTGGGAATATTATTTATTTTATTGATTTTCTCAAATATACTTTCTGCTGTATAATTCAAGCTTTTAGCGTCAGTACTTAGACTATGAGTATTTTCACCTAACACATCTGGATATATTTCAATGTTGAAAAAGCAGATTTGTTCAAATTCTGTATGATTTTCATTTTTTATCTTTAAAAGTTCTTTTTGGGGTATTTTTTTGTAATACTTGTCCTTAACTTCTAGTGAGTAGGTTTTAGTGACATACGCTAGCACCATCTGCATATTATTAGCTATATAAAGCAAATCACTTGATATAATACTTCTAATGACTTTTTCCTTTCTTTTCTCTGGTTTGTACACTAGGATATAGTAGAAGAAAGTACTTGTAATAACTCCAATACTAAAGTCTATAATTAAACTGTTTATTTTATCTATCTTGTCTACAGGATAGTCGCATTCAAAAGATGGAATCCAACCAAAAACGATTTGGATCAATAGAATTATCGAGACGATATTGAGTATTGCTAAAATTATATGCAGTTTCTTCATGTTTAGATTTAAATTAAAAAATGGGCGGATTATTGCTCCGCCCGGGCTGGTGCAGAAAGCGGGAACATAACTTCCCTCACTCTTTCCACAATGCAAATGTATGAAATATCTCTGAAAAACAAAAGGTTATTCAGACTTTTCCTTTCTTATTAGTGCTCCTAGCCGGATGGTACATTTATCGTTGCTGTACGGCTTTTCCTCTAGGTGAAATTTAGACTTTAGATAGCCGTAGCTTATTCCTAGCTGTTCAGCGGAGAAAGTGCCGTAGATGGCAGCTTGTGAGCCGAAGTAGAAATGCTTCTCCGATTTTCCATCTACTTCTATTGGTTCAGAGAGTTCTACGTGATATACTTTACTTGTCTGCTTCATTTTGCTTTCTTGTTTTCTTTGAATATTTCATCGAATAATTCAATGTATTGTTCGCTATTAGAAACTGTGATGTAGTTTCCTTTTACATTCTGCTCAATATAAATATGCGGTTCGGATTGACATATAAATTCTGATATGAAATTATCTCCATCTCTGAACCAGCTCACACTTGCTATTTGTTTTGCGCCAAATAGTTTAATTAATTGTGTACCGCTTTGGATGAGCATCTTCCTACGTAATTTTTCATCTAAATGATTACTATCAGCAATTGTTTTAAGCGCTTCTCCCAAATCTAAAATGAATTTTCTTCGAATATCTTCATCTTTGAATGCTTTTCTAATTTCGCTCTCGATATTTCCGGATATGTCATATCCTCTTATATACTTAATTTCTCCGGGTCTGTCAAGTGGAAGAATAAACTCTGCACCTTTGTATTTCTTTTCATTTAGAATTTTATGAATGTGTACACCTGTACCCCACTCAAATGGTCTGCCTGTTCCACTATCATGGTTGTCAATTCGGATAGTTTGATTTTTTAATATGCTTGTAAGTTTCTTCATGTTACAATGTTTTTCATTTTTGCAAATTTAGGTCAAATATAAAGTATCTGATAGAATTTCTGCAAATTTTATTAAAGGTAACCCGAAGGCTACCGATTAAACATCCCCCCACAATTTAACTGCAAGATCATAATTCTTTTGAGCCTCGTTTACTGCTTTTTTTGCGTATGGCAAAGAGAAAGAGTGCTCACGTGGGTACTTGCCGGATTTCAATCCTGCATGGTATTCTTTTGCTTCTTCAAGTTTATGCTCGTATAGGTCGATGCTTTCCGGCATAGACAGATTAATGGTGTTGGCTCTTTTCTCCCAATACTTTGCTTTGTTTTCATGTTCGTAAGCCTTATCGCTGAACTCTGCACATTTACCCATATTGTTCCAGGCATCATCTATCATTTTACGATGTCCTCGTTCGCTATGGTGTCCTACTTTGATAGGCTCGCCTAAAGAAAGGAAATCTCGATGTTTGTTTGATCTTTGAAAATACTCATTACTCTTTTGCGCTGCTGATGCAGCCCATTCATGACGACGTTCTGCTCTTTGCTTTGCCCATTCTTGAACATTGAACCCGTCAGCTCTAACAATGGAATAATAGTAAAAACCATCTTTCTCAAACATTAAGTTAAACACTATGCTCTCATTCTCTTTACCATATTTAGTCGATACCAAAATAGTTTCTCCTTTTTCGTGTTGTTCACTACACTTTGCCAAAAACACATTTGGCACAAATTTACTATATGTATTCATAATTTGGTGTATTGTGCAGGGCTTTCGCCCTGCTGGTTAATAACATTTGTTTAATTCGTGTTGCTTAAATCGAAATCCACTAATGATTTGTATTGCTTCCTCAATTGGAAAAGACATCGACCAATCGCATGGTAATCCGTGGTCCCCGTGAGGGTCTATAAAGTGAAAGCGCGCACCGGAACCATCTTTGTAAAACTCTACACTTAAACATTTGCCATTATTAAGGGCTTCACGAACTTTTTCTATTCTTTCTTTCTGTGTCATAATCAGTTGCGTTAAATGGTTAATAATACTTTTCTGTATAAATTATAAATATATGCGTTTAATAAACTCTTTTATTAGTTGCAAATATATATCATATATTTAATATATGAAAGGATTGTATTCGTTTTTTTTGAATTATTTCATTGTTTGATATGTAATTATCTAAAATATTGCAAGTTATGGCTGTGAAAAATAAACGAGTTTAATAAACGCACTTTTGAAATAATTTATATCTTTACCGCAAATTAATCAATTTAGATATGAAAAAGAAACTTTTAGAAGCGTTGAAAACCAAATTTGTGGGTGTTGACGAAGCCATTCTGGAAAGAATGGCAACTAAAAAGGCGGAAGGTGTGACGGATGAAAGTCAGATTACGGGAATTGTAGACGGCATCAACTTTCAAGACGTAGTTAAATCCTACGGGGACTACCGGGCTAATGAAGCAAATGTTTCCTCTATTAAAAACTATGAGGAAAAACACGGTTTAAAGGACGGGAAACCAGTAACAGCAGGTGGTGAAGGTGCAGATGGTAACAAGGGAGGTAAGGCGAGTTATACAACGGAAGAGTTGGATAGCTATTTTACTTCAAAGTTGGAAGCTGCAATTAAGCCTTACAAGGATGAGATTGAAACTCTTAAAAAAGATAAGAGCCAGACTGATCGACAAACTACCATATCTAATGCGATGAAGAAACTGGGATTGACAGAGGATGAAATGCAGTTCGTTACAGTACCGGATGATAAGGAGCCAGAAGAATATCTGACTAGTTACAAGCAACATCTTATTACAAAAGGCTTGAAACCTGCAGAAGACAATGGGTCGCAAGCGTCTGATTCACAGGTGCAGGATGCTGTGGCTGCTGACTGGTTGAAATCTTTAGGTGTTCCAGAATAGAACGTTTAATGTTTAATTTACAAATGACATGAAATTTAGAAAAAAGCAAGTTGGTGGATTTCGTCCTATCTGCACTGGTTCTCCGGCTATCGGAGTAGTAGGTGGATTTAATCTGAACAAGGAGAAGGTCAACTATCCGGTTGGCGTGATTATTCCTTCTGCTTCTCTTGCCGAGTATGATGAAACATCGTCCCGGCAAGTTGTCGTGTTGAAAGCATCCCGTGTTGTAGCTATCGATGCAACCGATGCGAAGAAAGTCTCTTTGCAAAATGATGAATTCCTTTCTCCCATCTTCATGGTAGGGGATCATGTTGCAATGAACGATTCCGGAAACTTTGAGGATACTGTAAGTATCACGAAGATTATTAATGATCGTAACGGCTTTGTCGTCGTGCTTGATAAAGCTATTGCTGGCTTGAAGGTTGGTGATGCTTTGTTTGAAGTGATTGAAGGAACTGCAGAGGGTGAAGGTAAGGCTCCGGCTGTTTTCCCTATTGAGCATCCGCAAGGAATTACTGTGGGGGCTGAACCGATGGGAACTTATATCGGTCTTGACGAGGTATCTGTGGATGTTGCTATCAATTCTAAGGGAGAAATGTACTACAAAAGACGTATTCCCCCTATTCCGGAGAAGTTCATTCAAGGAATGTGCTTGAAAGACAACCCCAACATTCAATTCACTGATTCTTACTAAGAAAGGAGGCTATAAATGAAATCTATTTTTTCGACTTTTAAAATCAATGACGTAAAAACAGGGAAGCCTATTGACTTGATTGGCACGATGCAGATCATGTTTGATAAGGCGACTCTGGAAAATAAAACGCTTTGGGAACAGACCTACGTTGATCGTTGGTTCGATTTCCGTCCTCCTCAACTGGGTTTGACTGCCGAAGGTATCATGGGGAAATATAGTGTTCGTATCCGTGCTTCTATCATCGGAAACGATGCTGATACTCCATTACGCGCTGGTAGAGGGTTTGAATTGTGGAACGGTGAGATTCCCCGTGTAGGCCACAAGTTCAAAACGGATGCGAAGACATTGCGTACCATGCTGATGGTTTACGAAAATAATCGTATTAATCCTGTTCAGAAGTTAAAGGAAATTCAGAAATGTTTGTTCGGTGATTACAAAGATGCTTATCTCGGTTGCAAGGATGTGGCGGATGAAATTATTCTGAAAGCACTCTCTGGTGGTGGTATGGCTATTTTCGACCCGGCTATTGATAATCCGGAAGGACGTAAGTATCTGGTTGATTATGGTATGCCAGAAGAAAACAAACAGATGGTTGATTCTGATAAGGAATGGACCGAGGAGAACATTGATAATGCGGCTATCGATGCAGTACGTATTCTGCAGAAGATTGTTTATGAGTATGCCAATAAAGGCGTTACTTTCGATGCGTTGTTGATGGCTCCTGTTATCAAGTATTGGATGATGCGTAGTATCGGTTTACGTACCGGCTATCTTGGTAAAGATAAGAATACCCGTTCTCTGACAGAGGATGAATTCTCGACTTATCTGAAATCCATGAAGATTCCTAATATCATCGAAATCAATAAACGGACTGCTTACCAGAAAGACGGTATTTCTACCAATATCAATCCGTGGGATGATAATGTAATTGTATTTATTCCTAAAACGGATGATGGTAAGCTTGGTGAAGTACAACCTGCTTTCGAGGACAATGCTATTATGCCAGACCCATCTGTTCAATACACAGATGCAGGAGATGGCATTCGTATTGCAAAATGGACTACGGGCGAATCTACAGGACAACAGGCCGCAGAGTATACACAAGGCTCTTGGCGTGCAGTTCCTATCATCTCATGTATTAACGCTATCGTTAATCTAAAGGTTAGAAATACGAATGTCGAATATCCCGACGGTGAAGAAGTTCCCGTAGGCTAAAATTCTCTGTATGAAACTCGTAGTAATTAAAAAGTTCCAAGATAAGGAGACAAAGAAGCTTTATCAACCTGGCACAGAAATTACCCATTTTAGTGATGAACGTGCAAAGGACGTAATCAGGCGAAAACTTGTAGTTGAGGTTAAACCGGTTCTTACAGACATTGATATGTCTAAGGGGGCAAAAGAAGTTATCTCACAGATTGCTGATTTTGCCGATGTCGAGAAATTGAACGGCTATCTGAATGCTGAAAGTGCGTTAGAGAAGCCTCGTGTAACTGTCGTGAATGCTATTCAAGCAAGACTGGAAGAATTGAAGAAATGACAAATTCGGAGGTATTCATAGCTAAGTGTTTGCACTACAATCCTTCTCCGTTAACGGTGAAAGATTTGTTGGATGATGTGGGGTTGAAACCGGAAGACGATTGCACAGATAAGAGGAAAGTTGTGTCTGCCGTACTTTCCTACTTATCAGGAATGCGTACCTTGTCTTCTGAAAGTGAGGCTGATTGTTCCAACTCGTATGATATTGTCGGCTTGACAAAGCACATATCGATGCTTTGCAAACAGTTTAGTTTCGATACCTCCGAGTTTCTTTCTGGTGATGTGACAGAGATTGAGGACGGTTCTTGTATGTGGTGATATGTGGTATGAAGATAAAATAGAGTTGTATGTTCCAGGTGAAGGCTCCCATGATGAGAACTTTAATCCGGTGCGGATTCCGGAATCATGGTTTCCCCTTGGAGACTGTAAGATTCACGGGAATTCGTCTGCAAAGACTGTTCCGGCTGCCGATGGAAAAGACTTCGTCTATAGCTATCAGATTACAATGTATGTTCCTGCGATTATCCCGGTGCTGAATGACAAAGTGCGCATAACTAAAGCTGACGGTTCTATTTCCCAAAAGGTAATGACGGTTGCCGGTTGTGGCACTACGAAAAGAAAGTTGAGCATATTCTTATGAGTTTGAAACGTACAGGTGATTGGAACAAGGTCACATCTATATTTGATCAGGCCGTTAAACGTGTCGAGCAAGCGGTACTTTTCAATTTATATGTAATCGGTGAAGGTTCGGTAAATCATGCTCGCGAACATGGCACGTATAAAGACCGTACAAGCAATTTACGGAACTCGATAGGTTATGTAATTGCTTACAATGGTGAAATCATAGAATACGGCTTTAAAAAGAGTGCAGGGATAACGGATAAAAAGGCTTTTCATGCTGACTATAAGATTCAGGAGATGATTGGTGATTCTGGTTTTGATTTGATAATTGTAGCAGGTATGAATTATGCCAGACCTGTAGAAAACCGAGGGTATGATGTACTATCATCTACTGAAAAGTATCTGAAACGGGAAGTGCAAACTAAGATTAGGAGGATTCTTTCTAAAGCGGGATTTAATCAATGACAGGACAACAGGCTATAACTGAAATTTGTAAAATACTCGCAGCCGGAAATGTTGGCGTGCGGATTTTCAAAAACAGGAGAGAGACTAATTTCTCTGGTTCTGAATACATTGTAGTCAATCATCTTTCATTTCCGCAAGAAAGCGGTCTGCAGTACGGTTATGCTAATATCAACATTCATGTGAAGGATGCAGATACAGGCGAACCGGATAGCGGAAGGATAGACCATATTTCAGCACTTGTTTTGCCTCTGTTCAAAGAAACGGAAGATGCCGAAGGAAATATCTATACAGCTCGTTTGGGTGCTGAATTCTCTCTTTATGATGATTCGTTCTTTCCTGATGAAGACGGGACGAGTTATCAGAACTATAAAATCAAAGTATCGTATTACAATTAAATAAATTAGTTATGTCAAAAACTGCAGTATATGGTATTGAATACCTAAAATTATCTCCGGCTCTCGAATCCGGAGAAACAGCCGGGACCTTTCCAGACTTTGAAAAGGTAGCTGCCAAATTCCTTGTTAAAGCTATTGTGAAGGATTCAATGTCTTTCAACGATCAGGCACCGGGAGATACGGATATTGAGGTCGAAGATATGAACACTCTCTATGCTTCTCTTCCGTCTGATACCGGTAGTGAGGGCTTTACAGTCCAAACTTACGACATGGGCGAGGAAGCCTACAAATATCTTATGGGATATACGAAAAACGGAGAGTGGAATGAAGAAACTCCCGGGTTCACTCTCACTAATCAAGGCGTGGAGTTAAAAACGAAAGAATTCCAAGATTTCCCGTCTCGTATCTTCCAATGGGCCCGTATGAAAGTAAAAGTCACCAAAACTGGAAACATCGGTAAATCTGGTTTCCCTAACTTCAATCTTGAATTCAAGAAACTTGCTAATCTCAATAAGACTGGTGAGGAAGTATGTGGGGCACGTAACAAGATTTACACTGTTCCGGAAGGCTGATAAGGGAAGCGGGATAGTTCAGTGGTAGAACATTAGGTTGCGGGTTACTGCCTAAGTGTCGCCGGTTCGAATCCGGCTTCCGCTACATAGTTTTTGGGTGAAAAGATGATTGTTGAAATGTGAGTAGGGATAACGAGCATTGTGGCATCATCGAAAAGGTTGTTTCAGGTGTCCCGGTCATTACGGGCCGGGACTTTTTAATTTGAGGTAAAGATGGAAAAAGACAATGTACAAAAGCAGGTTGCCGACACTATTGCAGAGCGCCCTATTTTTCTTTGGTTTGGTATGATTCCTTTCATGGTTAGGCCATTGACGTTTACACAGTTGTTTGATATTGGTTCTATTTCGAAGGATATGAAGGAAGTAGACCAGGCGAAGCTAAACGGTCGGACAAGTGTGTCGGCCACTCTTGTATATTATGAGGAAGCGGATAGAATGTCTGATATCGCAGTAATGACGATCTTCCGTAGCGTCTGGAAAAGAAAGCTGTTTGGTGGATTTATCAAGAAAAGATTAACGGTCCGCAAATACAAGAAGTTGCAGGACTATATGGCACAGACTATGGATGCCACTTTTTTTTTAAGCACTATCATTTTCCTAAAAGGTCTAAACGAGACAACGAAACCGACGAATACACCAGAAGCGACAGCCCTTGGTCAACAATTAGCGGAGTGATGAAATACTACCGTATGAGTTATGAGGAGGTTGTCAATGAAAGGTCATATTCCAATATCATGTTACTCAATGCGGCTATTCCTGGTACTAAGCCAAAGGAAGAAGGAGAAAAAGAAAAGGCAAAGGAACTTCATGCTAACGAATATTTTGCTCAATTCATGTAAAGATGGAGACACAGGGAACAATAGGTATTAAGGCTACTCTGGATATTTCTGAAATGCAGAGAAACGTTCAGAAATACGTTCAGAATATTGATATGATGCAGGACCATACAGATGCGGCTAGTCAGTCTGTAGCTAGGTCTTTCTCACAGATGAAGGCTGCCGGTATGGCTTTCTTATCTATCGATCTGGCGAAACGGTTTGCTTCGGAAATGGTTTCAGTTTATGGTACTTTCCAACAACTTGAAATCAAATTTACCTCAATGCTACAATCTGGGGAAAAGGCACAGAAGTTGATGGGAGAACTCGTAAACTTTGCCGCTACCACTCCTTTTGACCTTAAAGGTGTTTCCCAAAGTGCAACTCAACTCGTGGCCTATGGTACAGCCTCCGAGGATGTAATTGATAAACTTACCCGTTTGGGTAACATTGCAGCCGGATTGAGCCAGCCTATTGGTGATCTGGTTTATCTTTATGGTACAAGTATGACACAAGGCAAACTTATGACGCAGGACTTGAATCAGTTTGCCGGGCGTGGTGTACCTATTTTCTCCGAACTTGCAAAAGTTATGGGAGTGAATAAGGATGAAATTAAGGATTTGGCTGCAGAGGGTAAGATTGGTTTTGACAAGTTGGAACAGGTTATTGACAACCTTACCAATAAGGGAGGAATGTTCTTCAACCTCATGCAAGAACAATCTAAATCCGTATCTGGTAAGATTTCTAACATAGGTGATAATCTTGATATGATGTTCAATGAGCTAGGTCAGGCAAGTGATGGAGTTATTAATACAGCTCTTGATGGTACAGCTTACTTAATTGAACATTATCAGGAAGTCGGCACTGCTCTCGCTGCTCTCATAGCTATGTATGGAGTTCAGAAAGCTGCTATTATCGCAGTTGCATCTGTTCAGAGTACGGTAACTGGTATAAAATATACTGCCGAGATTACAGAACTTTCGAAATTAATTCCTGCCAAGGAAAAGTCTGCTAATGCTGATCTGGAACAGGCTGTAGCAAGTGGAAGATTAACGCAGGCAAAAGCGGAATTAATTGCATCTATGCGTGTGGAAGCTGCTGCAAATGTAGAATCTTTGCGTTTAAAGGCATTGCAAGCTAAGTCACAATACGAAGAGGCTATTAATACTGCAAGTCTTGCGGCTGCTAATTTTGAAGCTGCTGAATTAGAGGTAGCGGCAGCTAACATGAAATATAATGCTGCATTAAAAACAGGTAACGCTAGAAGTATAGAAATAGCGGAGACACAACTTGCAACAGCAGAGAGCAATAAATATTCTGCGGCCAAACAACTTGAAGCAGCTAGAACAAATGCAACAACGGCCTACACGAACTCTTCTACTGCGAGCAAAGTGGCAGAAACTGCGGCTACTCAACTTAATACAGTATCGCAGAATGTAAATACGAGATCAACAAACTTTTTGACTGTTGCCAAGACGAGATTAGCTGCGGCATCAAAAGCGTTAGGTTTGTCAATGCTTACAAATCCTTATGTATTGGCTGCGGCTGCTATAGTTGGGTTATCTTATGGAATTTATAAGCTAGTAACTTATCAGACGGATGCAGAGAAGGCCCAAGTGAAATTGAACAAACGTATACAGGAATTCAATTCTGAAACGAATGCTGAACAGGCAGAAATAGATCGTTTGTTCGGCAAACTAGATAAGGCAAAGAAAGGTACAGAAGATTACGATGATGCAAAGAAATCCATTTTAGATAAGTATGGTGAATACTTAAAGGGTTTAGGTGATGAAAAAAACGCTTTAGATGATGTTGCGAGAGCATACGGGGCTGTTAGTGCGGCCGCTAAACAGGCGGCACTTGATAGAGCTATTGCGGATTCTCATTCTACAGCTCAAAAAGATTGGGCGGATAAGCAGGGTGAACTTACTGGAGATTTGGAAAAAGCTATTCGAGATTCGGATAATTTCAGGGGTAAGAAAGGTTCTGAAAGGGAAATTTCTGCGATTATGCAGATGATAAAGAATGATTTGAAGTCTGGTGGAGGGTTATCTTCTGAAACTCAAAAAAAAGTGGATACTCTTACGAAACAATACACAACTACGACTAATATTGTTCCAGGTGTATCAACGGAGGAAACAAGAATAGGTAATGACGTTCAGGTTTATATTGATCGCATGATTGCGAATAACAAACTGCTTGAGAATACTTATAAGGATATTCATGAAAAATTAGGCTATGATACTAATGAATATATCAATCTGACAGCCAAACAGATTGCAAAAGACATAGCTATGTATGAGGCTGCTCTTGAACGCTTCAATAAATCAGGAAAGAAACAAGTTGTTATCAGACATGATGGTTCTGTCAGTAATCTTATGGAGGAAGGGGAGATACTGAATAATATTCGTTTGTTGAAAGAAGCGCAAAAGAATCCCAAAGATGAGATCAAAGAGCCAAATGTCACGAAAGAGATTAGTGAAGCAACGAAGAAAGTGGAGGACCTTAAACAGGAAATTGAAGATTTACGGAATGGTAAGGGGAAAGCTGATGTAGGGAAAACTATAAAATCAACTATTGAAGATAAAGCTAAAGAGTTGAAAGAAGCTGAATCCGCCTTGGCAACATTAACAGGAGACGATAAGCAAACACTAGGGTCCAAGAAAAAGAAGAAGGAGGAAGAAAATAAACTTAAAGTTGAGCAGGCCGAGCTCCAGCGGAAGATTGATGAGCAGAATCAACAGGATATAGAGAAAGCTGTACAGGCTGAACTTGAACTCTCTCAAGCTAAGATTGATGCCATGGACGAAGGTTTCAAGAAACAGCAGGAACAAATTCAACTTAATTATCGTAAAGCCAAAGCTGACAATGATCGTCGTGCTGCTGAATATGTAAAGGACCAACAGGACACGGAGCGTAAAGAGTGGGAGAAAGAACATCCGAAGTATAAAGAGGAAGGCCTTGTTTTCGTTCCCAAAACAAAAACTAAAGAGGACCTTTCGCAAAAGAAACAGGATACGCTAAATGAATATGATAAGGTTGCTGTTGAGACAAGGGAAAAGGCAGAAGTAACTTTATCCAAAGCTCTTTTGGAGCAGTACCAGAATTACACCGATGAAAGGCTTGCAATTGAGAAGAAGTTCAATGATGATATTGAAGCTCTTCGTATTCAAAGGGAGAAGTTTCGGAAGGAAGGCAAAACAGAGAAAGTTCAGCAGACAGACCGTTCAATAGCACAAGCTACAAAAATGAAGGGTGAGTCCCTCATGGGGTTTGATTATGAGCAGTTGAAAAAATCTCCGGACTATATACGTGCCTTTGAAAATTTAAAGGAAACGTCTACTGAAACATTGAATTCCCTTCTTACTCAATTTGAAAATGCGAAAAGTGCGGCAGCGCAAGTTTTGTCTCCCGATCAACTTCGCGAATATACGAGTACAATTCAATCCATCATGGACGAATTGGATTCCCGTAATCCGTTTCAGTCATTATCTGATAAGAAGAAAGAACTCGCAGAAGCGGAGGAAGAGCTAGCTAATGCACAGATAGAGTTAGAAAATGCCAAGGTAAAGGCCGAAGCAGTCAAAGGTGGCTCTAAGATTGAAAATGGGATTTCTTCATCCAAGTATAATCCTGCAACCGGTAAGATTGAATCTACAAAATCTTATTTGTCCGAAGCGCAGGCACTTGATCTAGTAAAGAAGAAAACCGAAAAGTATAATGCGGCAAAAGATAAGGTTGTAAAAAAGGACAATCAGGTAAAGAAGGCAGAAAAAGAAGTTAGAACACAGATTTCGGAGTTAGCGGATACCATAGACGAACTGGGTAAGTCGATTGGTGGTCCGGCTGGTGAGATCATTTCCCTTATTGGCAGTATTGGCTCATTTACAATGACTGCAATGGCAGGGGTTGAAGCTGCTGCCGATACCTCTGCTAATGCAATAAGTACAGTTGAAAAGGCATCTGTTATTCTAGCTATCATTGGTGCAGCCGTTCAGATAGCTATGAAAATCTTCGATATGTTCGGTAAGGACGATACGACCGAGAAATACGAGAAAGCGAAAGAAGCGTATGAATCCTATATCAATATCCTTGATCGAGTAATTGAGAAGCAACTTGAGCTAGCGGAAACTCTTACGGGAGACACGGCAAACGCTGTATATGAAGCAGCTATCGCCAATATAAAATTGCAAAGCGAGAATGCAAAAGTATTAGGTCGGCAGTATCTAAATTCAGGTGCTTCTGGAAAGTCTCACTCGAAAGGATATAGTGAGGTTGAAGATATGTCCGGTGAAGGCTGGAAACAAGCTGCAGAGGCATTAGGCATGTCCGTAAAGGAATTTAAAAATAAAATGGGTGGTCGTATGACCGGTCTATTTGATTTGACTGATGAACAACTTTTAAAATTGCAATCGGATGCCGGTATCTTCTGGTCCCAACTTGATTCAGACACGCAGAAATTTGCCGATCAAATTGCAAATGGTGTAGGGAAGGTTGCAGAGGTATTGGAACAACAAATAGCTGATACAACTCTTATTGATTACGATTCTCTTCGTTCAGACTTTCAGGACTTAATTTCTGATATGGATGCCGATTCGGCAGACTTTGCCGACAACTTCGAGGATTATATGCGAAATGCTATTCTCAATTCCATGCTTAAAGAAGAATATATGGACAGATTAATAGCGTGGAGGGAGAAGCTATATAATGCAATGGACGATGGGGTAACCGAAGATGAATATAACGATCTGAAAAAGGAAGGACAGAAGATTTCCGATGAGATGAAAGCAAAGCGTGATGCCATGGCAGAGATGTATGGGTGGACTACTGATGAGGATTCGGAACGCGAAGCATCAAAAAAAGGGTTTGCTTCCATGTCACAAGATTCTGCAGACGAATTGAATGGTAGATTCACAATGGCTAATGTTTTGATAGCAGACATAAAAACAGAGCTACAGTCTCATACTCTCATTTTCCAAGGTATCACTTCTGGTATTGGAGATATTAAAACCATATCTGCATCCATAAATGAAAACGTGAAAATTATCAAGGATAATATGAATACCATTGTTGGACACCTTTCGAATATTGATACTAATACAGCTAGATTGGAAGGTATAGAAAAGGATATGAAGTCGATGAAAGCAGGTATTGAAAAGATAAATGATAAAGGGATAAAGCTCGTAAGATGAAAGGAATTTGCTTTATAGATGGAGAGAATACATATACCACTCTCGGTATATTTATTATAAAAGGAAGCTATGATAATCTTGTGGCATTTCCTCCTGCCAAAGAATCGGATGATAAAAATGATTGGCCGGAAGAAGATGGTATTGAAATAGACCTTTCTAGCTTGACGTTAAACACCTATGAATTGAGTATTGATTTTGCCTGTAAAGACGATCTGGGATTTAGTGGATTAGTTGCTATTTTATCAGATATGGGATATCATGATTTTTATTTTCCTATTCTTGATAGAACCTATCGTTTACGTCTTTCCTCACAGAACAGTTATGCAATCTATCCGGGATTTCAAGTCGTGAAGATAACTTTTGCCAACGACTTCCCCCGCGAAGCAAATTATGAATACCAGGAACCTGTTTGTTCCATTCCTCTACCAAGGGGGTACGAAATAGATGATCGGGATTTATCGGAATATGGTGTAGTCATTTTGAAAGGCAGTAATGCTGAAATACTGAAAGCTCCTACGGTAAAGAAAAACCTATTGCAGAACTTCAAAAGGCAAGATGGTGCAATCTACGACGGTGAATATGTGAAGTTTCAGACAAAGGAAGTTTCTTTAAAGTGCCTGATGCGGGCAACGGATATTCGAACTTTTTGGCAGAGCTATGATGCCTTACTCTATGATCTAACTAAACTGACTATGAAGACCGATAATGAAGGTTATGAATATTCCGATGCGGAGAGGGTATTATACTGTGATGGATGGAGTGAAAGTTATCCTTGCTACTATAAAGATTGCCAGACAAACAATTTTATGTTAAGAGGTGGTGTCTGGTGGGAATTTACTTTGAATCTCGTGTTTACTTGCTTCAGGATCAGAGAAACGGAGTTTTTGCTTTCATCCGAAGCGGGCGAGTTCATTATAACAGAGGACGGAGAATTTTATATTGACTTAAATTGATTGCCATGCCATTAAAAAAGAAAAGAATATCAGAATTGAATGAAGCCAGCGACATGAAAGGCTTCTACACCATCGGTTACAGGATAGTAAACGGTGTCAAAACGAGCTTGAAATTCGGGCTAGAGAAGATTCAGACGGCATTAGATAATATGCTCAAAGCTACGAGCGATGCCAAAACTGCTACTACCGATATGCGGCAATTAGAAGCTACTGTTGAAGGTAATGAATCAGCCCGTGAAACTGCTGAATCCCGTCGTAATGCTTCCGAGCAGTCGAGGCAAACGGCTGAAACCGGACGTTCTCGTGAAGAACAGGCCCGGGAAGCTGCTGAATCCGTTCGTATCACTAATGAAAATGCACGTAAGACAGCCGAAACAGGTCGTTCTTCTGCTGAAACTGCACGGGACAATGCAGAAAAGAAACGTGTTACTGACGAAGGTACACGAGAATCTAATGAGCAAGCTAGAAAGAATGCTGAAACAGTGAGAGGCAATGCTGAATCCGAACGTGTAACTAATGAGAATGCCCGCAAATCAGCTGAAAGTACGCGATCATCTGAAGAAGATAAGAGAAAGTCTGCCGAAACCGCACGTGCCACGGCTGAAACTGGACGTTCCTCTGCTGAAACGAAAAGAGCCCAGAATGAAGATGCACGCAAATCTACCGAAGAAGCACGTGTTATAGCGGAAGGCAAGCGGGTAACTGCTGAAACTGGGCGTGTTGATACAGAAACAAAACGTGTTTCGGAGGAACAAACACGTAAAAGTAATGAAGATGCCCGTAAGACTGCCGAAACAAGCCGTTCCTCTGCTGAATCGGAACGTGTAAAGGAAGAAGATAAACGAAAAACCGCTGAAACAGGTCGTTCTACCGCTGAATCCGAACGTGCTACTGCGGAAAATAAAAGAAAAGCGGATGAAGTCATAAGAGGCAATAATGAAACTGCCCGTGTCTCTGCTGAATCTACCCGTAATCAATCTGAAACGGCTCGTATTAATGCCGAGAATGCACGCAAGACCGCCGAGGATGTTCGCGTATCTGCCGAGACTAAACGGGCAACAGCCGAAACCGCACGTGCCACGGCTGAATCGGGTCGTTCCTCTGCTGAAACAATCAGAGTTCAGAATGAAGATGAGCGTAAATCTACCGAAGCAGCACGTAAAGTTGATGAGACCAACCGGGCTAAGGCGGAAGTGGAACGTGTTAAAGCGGAAGAAGCTCGTAAAGCTGAATATGGCGGCATTGTAGATGAGATGAACCAAGCTACAGAAGATGCAACTGCACAACTAGGACTTGTAAAGACGGCTACTGATAATGCGAATGCTGCAGCAACACTCGCAAATCAAAAAGCAACCTTGGCCGCCGAGAAAGCTGCCAAGGCCGATGCTGCCGCTGGTAGTGTCAATGCTGCAAAAGATGCTGCAACGACTGCAGCGAACAATGCTAATGCAGCCAAGACAGCATCGGAAGCCCAAACCGCTTTGGCTAAAAAAGCAACAGATGATGCTAATGCGGCCAAGGATGCATCTGTAATACAAACGGGTTTAGCGAAGAAGGCTACCGATGATGCGAACGCCGCTGCGATAGCTGCGAATAATGCAGTATCCGGCGTTGACGCTAAAGTACAAGCAGCTATCGACAAACTGGTAGCCGGTGCTCCGGACGCTCTTGATACACTGATTGAGTTAGCGAACGCCCTGAACAACGATCCGAATTTTGCTGCCACTATGACAACAGAGCTTGGAAAGAAACTTAATGTTTCCGATATTGTTAATAATCTGACAAGTGGAGGAACTGGTAAAGCTCTTTCTGCAGAGCAGGGAAAAGCTTTGAAAGCTGCTCTGGACTCGCATAATCATGATGCAGTATATGAGAAGATTATTACCAAGCTTACCGCCTTTAACAAGAATTTCGGAAGCTCTGCCGGGACCGTGTGCGAGGGAAATGATTCACGTTTGAGTAATGCACGGCCTCCATTGGCGCATACGCATAAGGTATCTGAAATCAGTGATTTCCCCTCCTCTATGCCCGCTAGTGACGTATACTCTTGGGCGAAGGCAGCATCCAAGCCGACCTATACGGCAAGCGAAGTAGGTGCCTCTCCTTCTAACCATAACCATACTGGAACTTATGAACCCGCATTCACTAAGAACACCGCTTTTAACAAAAACTTTGGTAGTGCTGTTGGAACAGTGTGTGAAGGTAGTGACGCCCGGCTAAGTGATACCCGTACTCCTAAAGCTCACACTCATAAGAAATCTGAAATCAGTGATTTTCCTACTTCAATGCCTGCTAGCGATGTACCTGCATGGGCAAAAGCATCTAGTAAACCTTCATATACGGCAAGCGAAGTAGGTGCCTCTCCTTCTAATCACAACCATGCCGGAGTATATCAACCTGCAGGTAGTTATGCAGCAAGTTCGCACAGTCATGGAGCGTCTGATATAACCCCTGATAGTACTCATCGCTTTGTGACTGATACGGAAAAAGAGACCTGGAACAGTAAGGCTGCGGGAAACCATAACCATGATTCTACATATCAACCAAAGGGGGATTATGCAGCTTTATCACATAAGCATTCGGCATCTGACATTACGGATGATATTACGCATAGATTTGTAACGGATTCTGAAAAGGAAAATTGGAATGGTAAGGCGGCAGGAAATCACAACCACGATTCGGTATATCAAGCAAAGGGTAATTATGCGGCAGCGACACATAAGCACGGAGCGTCAGAAATAAATGAAGATGAGACACACAGGTTTTTTACTGATACTGAACGTGAAAAATTGGGCGGTATAGCAGCAGGAGCAAATAACTACACTCATCCGGATACACACCCCGCATCAATGATTGAAGAAAGCACGTCAAGAAAATTTATGACTGATGCAGAGAAAACTTTACTAAGTTCTCTCGGGACTACGTATGCTTTAGCTGATCTATCGAACGCAACAAGCAAATCTTTTGGTTCTTCGTCAAGTTATATAAAATTTAATAATGGGCTATTGATTCAGTGGGGCACGAAAGCTGGAGCTATAGGATTCTCCTCATTATATTTGCCTATAAGTTTCCTCGATACAAACTATAGTGTACAACTAACAGGTGTATCGAGTTCAAAAGATGAGGTTATAGTATATTCCCCCACTATGTATATAACTAAAACTGTATCTTCATTTCAATTTGCTACTAGATATATAGCGTCCGGAGGAGAAATAGCATGGACAGGCTGGCAGTTTACTTGGTTTGCGATTGGTCGCTGGAAATAACTTTAAAAAATAAGATATATGAAGTATTGGAAACAAGGATTCTACGACGAGCCTATAGATGGTTCGGTAGAAATTACAGAAGAGTATTATCAGGAGTTGTTGGCTGGTCAATCTACCGGCCTGATAATAGCTGAAAGCAAAAATAGACACCCTATTTTGGTAGAATATGAGTACGACATTGAAGAAGTACGAAAAATGAAAGTATCTGAAATACAATCATTTGACAAATCGACAAATGTCAATTCTTTTAAATTGATAGGTAAAAGCATGTGGTTAGATAAAAATACACGTGTTGGATTATTTAACTCTATTTCAATTGAAAAAGAAGCGGGTAAAACAGAAACGGTGTTATGGTATGATGCGGTGAAATATGTCATTCCGATATCGGATGCGTTGGATATGTTGAATACCCTTGAATTGTATGCGCTAAACTGCTACAATGTTACACAATCGCACATTGCAGCAGTCAGAGCATTGCAAACTATTGAGGAAATCGAAAACTACGATTATACGATCGGTTATCCGGAAAAACTTAGCTTTCCGGGATAACTTGTACGGAAGTCGTATGTTTCTATTTCGTCTTTTGTCGCTAGCTGTTGAATAGTCTTTGTATGCCTTTGTGTTGTGTCAAAACACGCAAGGGCGTACAATTCTAGCTGTTGTAACATATCAATAGCCTTTTCGACAGGCAAAACAAACAGAGTATCACCCAGCCAGATATTTGTTTCAGATCGTCCAGTTCCCTTTTCAATTGCAATAGAGTTCATAAGACCTACGCGAGTAGCTTTATTCCACCATCCATGCGTATTATCTATACAGAACTGATTCACTTCTTCAGATGAATCGTACAATCGTAATTCATTGAGCTTTCGTGCTCTAATTTCCTTGATAGAGGGTTGATGTACAGCTAAGATCGGACAACCTTTCTTGCTTTCCACTATAAGCAATCCGGCTGATTGACCAGCTAGTAACTGATTGTAATACTCTTCGGTTATTTCTACCGACCTCTCTATCGGTTCATCGTAGAATCCATTGTTCCAATACTTCATAATATATAATTTAGTTTATTTCCAGCGACCAATTGCATACCAACGAAATTTAGCCGTAGAATTACCTGTAGAACCATTTGCATAAAAAGTTCTATCAACTCTAAAACTACTAACACTCGTATTTGGTAGAGGACAAAAGGTATAAAGATTATTATCGGATGAATCTTTTATTATATTACCATATACATTGTAGGTCGAATCATAGAATGAAACAGGCATATAGACGGTTAATGTGTGGGTTGTTGAGCCTCCGTTATATCCCCATTGAATCATAAACCCATTATTGAATTTTACATACCCGTTTTGTCCTAAACTTTGACCAGACAATAAAACTGCATTAGTTCCGAGAGAACTTAGTAAAGTTTTCTCTGCATCAGTCATAAATTTTCTT